AGCAGCAGCGTTCGTCGCTCCAGTAGCAGCGATGTTCGTTGTGTTCGTTGTGATAGCAGCAGCGTTCGTTGCTCCAGTGGCAGCGATGTTCGTAACATTAGTCGCTATGTTAGTTGCGTTCGTTGCGGCAGCAGCAGCATTAGTAGCTCCTGTAGCAACGATGTTCGTAACGTTAGTCGCTATGTTAGTTGCGTTCGTTGCGGCAGCAGCAGCGTTCGTCGCACCTGTTGATGCTATATTAGTCGCATTAGTAACCGTCAAACCAGACACTATGCTAATCTCACCAGTGGCCGATGTAGCTTGTGTGGTACTGTCTCCGAAAATCAATGACTTAGAAGATGCAAGGCTAATATTTTCAGTAGAATGCCAAGCATCTGTAGCATCTAACCAAGTCCATTTCTTATCACTATCAGTAGATTTTACAACAATTCCGCCATCATTCACTGCGGAGTCATTTCCAATAGGAGTACCGCTGTTAGAAGCCAATTCTAATTGTTTGTCGGCAATAGTTACGGTAGTACTGTCTAGATAAGTTAAAGTTCCACTTACTGTCAAATTACCTTGGGCGATAAGATTGTTGAATGTAGCATTATCGGAAGTATCGATATAGCTTCTGAGAAGGTTATAATTAGATGCACCAGTAGACGCAATGTTGGTCGTATTCGTTGCAATCGCAGCAGCGTTCGTCGCACCAGTAGACGCAATGTTGGTCGTATTCGTTGCAATCGCAGCAGCGTTCGTCGCACCAGTAGACGCAATGTTGGTCGTGTTCGTTGCGATCGCAGCAGCATTCGTTGCACCAGTAGAAGCTATGTTCGTAACGTTGGTTGCAATGTTGGTAACGTTCGTTGCGATAGCAGCAGCGTTAGTTGTTCCTGTACTTGCAACGTCCGCAGCTAAAACACCGGATATGTCGTATACAGCATTAGGAGTAATTGCCCTATCTATTGTTCCATCTGTAGCCGAATCTTGTAACTGTATTATACCGCTAGCAGAAGTAGTCGCGGTTAAAGCATCAAACGTTGTGCCATTTAGTTGAAGACCACTTCCTGCCGTATAAGTTGTGTCACCATCAACGGCAGATCCATTAAAGTAAAGCGCACCACCAACATTATATAGCTTGTCAGTTGTACTAGCGGGAGTATTACGCTGAAGTGCAACACCAGTGGCCGCTGTTATAGCTCCACTTGCAGAGACAGCCCCATCAGCCGTTACGCTTGCTAAAATAGTTTCAGAACTATCTTGCCACTCTGTTAAATTTGCTGTCTGACTAGATGCTCCTTGCACAATAAAACCAACATCTGAATTAGCATTTGGCTTAACTTCTAGGGTTGCATCAGGAGATAGATCTGACGCTCCTACATTCCCAATGGCCAATTTTTTAGCTGAAGTATCACCTACAAGAACATTTTGAATATGTAGCTTATTACTATTAACTCCAATAATACTTGGGTTTGCTCCGTCAGTAACTATCTCGATATTATCATCACCACTAATAGTTTTACCTGCATATTTTCCTATAAATATAGTGTTATCTCCGGTTGATAATATTCCAGCACCATAACCTATATTAATTGCATAGTTCGCACTTGAATCAGCGCCGCCTCCAGCGCTTGAGCCTAGATTGACTTGCCACGCCCCACTCCCATAAGCTCCCGCATTAGCTCCAATGTGAACACTATCCCTACCTTCAAAGTTGCTTCCTGCGCTAGTGCCAAGACCAACACCATTAATACCAGTTGCAAATTTTCCAGCAAGATATCCAACGTATGTAGAATAATCAGAACCCTCTAAAGAACTAAAGCTACCAGTTCCTAAGCTCCTACCCGCATAATTACCTATTAAAGTAGTAAATCGCGAAGAGATTCCCGTTCCAGCATAAGAACCGATTACAACATTATCACGAGCAACCTCATAACTACCACTACCAGCATAATTCCCTATATAAATACTACGGTCGGTATCATTTCCCGTAGAACCAGCATAATCACCAATCCTAATTTCTTTGTTAAACAAAAGTCGGCCATCATTATGTAAATCAACATCTCCCCCATAGGAATGAAATGTACCGTCATTACCTATACCTGCCAAAGTAGTTAGCGATGAGTTTGTCCACACGGTAAGATAGCCTAACTGAGTTACCGCTCCCTGTATCTCTACAACATTCTCTGAAGCTGTTGTGCTTGCAATTGCTAGTGTGGCATCTGGAGCTACTTCATTAACACCCAGCTTACCATTAATATATAGTTGAGATCCAAAAATACCTGACAATCCTATATTTGCCGTAGCCGAACCATTAGCTAATACATACGCACCTGCTGGAGCCGATGCATAATAACCTAATGCTACCCCACTTTTACCCGCCGATGCTCCATAACCTAAAGCTGTATAATATGAAGAATTTACCGCAGTAAGCAATGCAGAAGAGTATCCACCAACAGACACTCCATAGTCACCTCTTAAATAGGTGGTGCCGCCTATAGATACGGTATATTTGCCCGATGTACCCGCTGTAGATGCTGAATTTTCACCTATAGCAATAGCATAATCACCTCTTGAATTTCTTAGAGCATTATGACCTATAGCCACAGCTCCTGCACCACCTTGCCTAAGTGATGCATCTGCAAGAGATGAGTCAACCTTTCCAACTATAGTAGATGTCGAATTTGGTCTAGTATTTGAACCTATACTAACAACGCCTTCAGTTAAGCCAACATCACTAGACATCAATCCAGAAGAACCTATAAAGATAGTATCAGAACCAATGGTTCCAGTTCCAGCGTCCTTACCAATAAACAGATTATGGTCCGATACAGCTCCGCTTCCAGCTCCATGCCCAATAGAAATAATATTTCCATATCCTGAATGACTATAAGATGATATTGGATTTCCACTAAATAAAAGATGACTTCCGTATGTGTCTGATTCTATAAAAGATAACTGAGTTGATCCTGAAAAAGAACCAGACTCAATTCCAGTTCCAGCGTTAAATTGAATATTACTCACCGTACCACCAGCAGTTGCCATTCCAGAAACAATCGAAATGTCGCCTGTGGGAGAAGTATCCATTACAGTTGAATCAGAAAAGTGAATTCCTACATTGGAACCACCTTTAATTTCAAGAGAAGAAGTTGCACCAACATTATCAACTCTAAGACTTCCTCCTTGTCCGAGTATTGGAAAACCAAACTGGTCAACCCCACCAACGAGCCGCACACCAGAACAATATAAAATCCCATTGGATCTCATCCAAGCGGATAAACTTCCAGTTGTACTATACCACTCAGTTAAATTGGGTACATAATTTACGGCGCCAGCGCCCGCTGTATCTGGAACTCCCGTTCCTCCACCCGATGATGGTAACGGGGGTCGTATAACCAAAGCGGTATCTACTTGACTCTTTGGCACTATTGTAACAGTAGTACCAGATGGATAATTATCCATATTTCCATCTGTGTCACCAATTACCATCATTTTATTTTCAAGGTCGGCCTTGATAATGGCAGGGTTTTTGAGAGAGTCTTCTCTGGTCCAATATTGTGAATCTAAATCGCGTCCACCACCGGGATCGTTGTAGTTACATATATACCCAAAACTTCCACCGCCAGCACCATCTCCGGTATGCATCACGCGGTCTCCAACCTGATACGTAAAGAGATCTCCCTGATAAGAATTTATAGAAAGTGGTCTACTTCCACCACCAAGATACAACCATGCGTTCTTATTCAAGCCATTACTTGTCTGCCTTCCACCAATATACTGCATTCCTGACTGAGTGCCGCTTCCAACAGCATTTCCAATTTTAATTGTTCCAGTATTGGTTGGCGTGATAAGATCTATAGCATCCGAAAATGTTATAGCATCAAAATTGCCAGTATTAGCTGTATTAAATTCTGTTCCAACAAGAGTTAAGCCAGTTCCAGCAGTATAGGTTTGTACGAGCCCAGAAACTGTTGTAATATTAGCAGCATTCGTCGCTCCTGTAGCAGCAATATTCGTAACGTTAGTCGCAATATTGGTAACGTTCGTTGCAATCGCAGTAGCGTTAGTCGCTCCTGTAGATGCTATATTAGTCACATTAGTGACAGTCAATCCTGAAACAGTAGCAATATCACCGGTAGGAGATGTGATTTGAGATGTACCATCACCAAAAGTAATAGAATCAAAATTTCCATCAGCACCCGATCTTAATGGCGACATAATGGTAGCGGGAAGAGTAACAAACACAGTAGAATCACCAACTAAAGTAAGTTTACTGTCATCGCTATTAGAACTTGTAAATACCGTATCTCTTGATAAAGTATTAGCACTAGAATTGTATGTGCCCTTGCCTACCTCAAAAGTAATACCTTCTTCGATAGTATAATAAGTAGTATTTCCATTGCCAATACCAGAGAGAACAACACATCCACTTGTAGCTCCTCCTAAAGCAATGGGACCGGTGCCAACGGTGGAGCTATTCTCCTTGGCACGATCTAAAAACACTATATCACCCATGATTTAATCTCCCTCGATTAAATTAAAACTATATAGCCGGATCTGTAATCACGGGAGCAGCATCAAGACTGTTCATAGCCTGTTGTCTAGCTAATTTTGCTTCATAAGATACAGTATTTTCTACCAAATATTTTCGTACTATTTCATTAGCAAACTGATACGGAGTTTGTGGATTATCTATACTATCCTGCGGATTATCAGAATTAGGATCTGAAACTGTTGCATTATATTGATAGTTAGCACATAAAGCCGTTAGTATTCGCTCTACCTGTTCATCAGGAATTTCAATTGCAAAAGTTGCCATTACTTACCCTTCCTTTAATATAAAAAACTGTAAGAAAAAATCCGGTGGCAGCGAGTGCCACCACCGGATAAATATCCCGTTTTCCAAATTTAGTTAACGTAGTTTAGAAAGCTCCTAGCAAGACACGTCTGGTATCAAGTACAGCAAAGCCATGCTCACCCCATCCGTATAGTCCTGCGCGTCTTTGACGATGCAGAGTATCGTCTTCGAAAACCTCTACAGGAGCACGAACCGGCATAACGAAACTATCGCTATTCCGAAGGTCAAGACCAACTACCAATTCGGTTTTACTACTGGGGAATGAACCAGAAAGATCAGAACTATAGAAATTCTGATACTCTTGACTTTCTCCAAGCTCATCTAAAGTATGAAGGTTTACATTGAAAATGCGCGTCAACAAGCCACTATCGCTAACGATAAGTTCGCGTCGAGTTGTTGGATCAACTTCATCCACACCCCAGTTACGAATATCTTCGATACCTTCAGGGCTAAGATAAAGATCAGTCAACTCACCACGATTAATTGAGGTGGAATTACCTCCTCCGTTTCGTCTCATAATAACTTTCAGGAGAGAAACCAGTCTCTTGCTGAACTGACCAGCGGAGGCATCTGCATCGTAAATCATAACGTTGCGATCAGCACCAGCAGAGATCAGGGTGTGCCATCCATCGTCGTTCATTTTCTTAGTGAACTGACCTTGAAGGACATCCATAGCACGCCCAACAACATCCCACCTTGCATCACGGGCATATTTAAGCAACCAGTCAATTGAGGCACCAACGTCATATGTCGGAACCATGACATAGTCACCTTCTACGTGTCGCTCTGGAATACGACCATGATTAGGAATTGTGTAAGCCACAAATTCCTTTTCAGTACCGGGCGCTAAGAAATCGAGCGGAAATTCCGAGGTAGCACCGGGCGCTAAAGTAATCGCCTCAAATACACCATCAAGAATATCTCCACTCATAACGCCCTTGCGAAGAGGAAGCTCTAGTGCTTTCGCTAACTCACGAGTAGCTGCAAGAGATTCCTCTCGATTCATAGAACCAGCTCTGGTAAGAAGCTCGTTCATTTCTGGAGTAGGTTCAAAATACTTTTTAGTAGACATGTAATCTCTCCCTTTATATATTATTAATTAAGTAATGTTGATTTCAACCTTGGCAAAACCATCCGCATCTAAGGTACTAAGAAATCTACCAACTTTAGGTGTAATTGGTCGAGGAATTGTACCATCAAAGACAGTCATAACTCCCTCTATTGCCGTTGCAGAAATAGTACCAACACGAGTAACGTAAGCATCGGCACCAATGGTCGGAGTGCCAGAAATCTGATCAGTTACAACCGTACCACGACGAAGCAAGAGAACCTTACTTCCCTTTTGAACTTCGTCTTTAGCATAATTAATATGCTGTCTGGTAAGATCTAGGTTAACAACATCGTTTAATAACAATCCAGCCGGATTAGTACCACTAACAGTAGTGGCAATTCCAGCGGGCGCCTTTACTAATGCACTTGAGTCATCCATAGCGGCACCGGAACCTCCAGTGTCGTGAATAACTACAATACCTCGCTCAGCAGTTTCGTTCATGAAATAGCTAAGATCGGTTAAATGTTCAACTCTATCTGGTCTTAAAGCCATTTTGTCTCTCCCGATTAATTAATTATTGTTGTCTAAAATAACGGTTTGTACCCAATCTTGAAGACCGGCACGAACTACCTCCAAACCTTCGTCAGAACCAACACTTACATCCGATTCAACGGAAAGTGGGGTAGCGTCTTCGGCCTGAACAGTTTCTAAAACTTCTTCATCAACTTTAGCCTCAACCTCTTCGGTAGCTGCAATTTCTTGTGTTTCGTCAACAGCTTCAACTTCAACAGAAGCTTCGGCTTCGTCATTTTTATCATCGCTTTGTTTCTTTTCAACATCGGTATAAGCAGCTAAAGTTTCCGATAAAGCAGTAAACTGTTCGTCAGAAAGCGAACCAAACGTTTCCATTTTAGCTTCTGCTTCCTCATCAGTTAAACCAGCCTCAACTAGCATGGCTTTTCTAGAACGTGCTTTTTCAGCATCTTGCATCTCTGCAATTTTACTACCAAGACCATTACGATCTGTTGTCATTTCTTCTAAAGCAGTAGTCAGCTCAGAAATGTTCTTTTGGGCAGTTTCTAATTCCGTAGTTAAAGTTTCAATTTGCTCAGTTGTAGCAGCAAGCTGTTCGGCCTGCTCCTTAATGCTCTGCTCATATTTTTCGACATTAGCTTCTCCGAGCTTGTCAGCTAATTCTTTATTTTCTGCCTGAGCAGAATCCAGAGCAGATTTCAAATCAGTGATTTGATCACTTAAAATTTCGTTAGACATATTAGTACTCTCCTGTAAATCAGAATGATTGTAGTTGTCTACTTTTGTTAGTACACCATTTTCATTAAAAAGGGTATTTTTACACGAAAGTGAAGCACTATTAAATTCAAATACTTTATCTTTATCAAAAATAATACTTTCAGGATTAGCCGGTCTATCAACAAATCCTTTACCACTAAAGGTTATATTTCTTAAAAGCCTACCAACCTGATGATTTTGATATGCACCTGTTCCACCATAAGCTCTAAGGTGTTCCGTTAAAAATGCGGTTTCATTATTACGAGCCACAACATGATGTTTGTTATCAGGACCAATAACCGCGTAATCAAATCCATTAAAAATACACTCCATAGAGACATATTTATCTCCAGCTTCAATTTTTTCTATAAGGTCCAAAGCACGTTTACGATAGGCTGGATCTTGCCATTGTTTATAAATAACAGACGACACTAATATATGATAGTGGTCTGGAAGTTCTTTAATGGCTAAATTTTCATTAATTATATTAAAACTTTCATCAACAGCCCAATTATCAATAATTCCACCTACTATCTGTCGTTCGTCATGTTCTAAATTTGTAGGCTTATATTTGGGAGTGTCCTTAGATCCCCACACCTCATCTTTATCAAAAACATCATCATTCTTATTCCATGAAGTACTGACCAAAATTGAGTACACATGATAAATATCGTCATCGTCTTTGGCTGCAAGAGAGACTGTAGCTGGAAGAAATTTCGTTAATTCATTCTTAGTAACAGGCTTGTCAGGCAATAGAACGGGAGACTCATAAGCTATAGACGCATTTGCTATAATAACATCTTCTAAACCGGCGTCTTTTTCAGCTTTATAGACTTGTATTTTTTTACTCATAGTATATCCTACGGGTTTTGCACAAACACTAACAATCTACCATTTTTTCGATAAACTCCCCTTCTGGAGTAATAATAAATTTCTCCAGTATAAAGGTCTTTATAGGCAAATTTACCTTCGGTAGTATAATGTTCAGCATAGAAAGAAGCACGTATATTTCTAATTTCTTCAATACTAAGTTTTCTATTGATATCAGATTTAGCGTCAGATATCCATTCTTCACATTTCTCAATTACACCATTTGACAACTTTGCGTTTAATATTACTTGAATCGTTTCTGCTGTTATGGGTTCGAGATAATCTAAAGAATATAAAATAGAAAATTTAATTTGTTCTGCCTTATTGTATTCTTCAGCAGTTAAGCTACGCATGTTCTTTTTGTTGAATTGTTTTAGAATTCCCGGATTTAAAATTTCAGCTATTTTAGACTGTGCTTCCTTAGCCCAAAGCTCAACAGAAGCCTTGATCTTAGGCTTAAACTCTTTTGGCTTTCTAGGCTCAATATCTCTTGAATTTTTGGGTCTTCCGGGCTCGTTCGTGTTGTCTGGTTCGTCCACAGGTTCTGACGGAGGAGTTTCTTTTGGTCGTCTGAGTTCTAATGCAGATTCATCACCATCTTTATCTTTCAACTTTACACCAACCTGACTGGGAGAAACCACACCCGTTTGCAATGCAATCTTCTCTAATCCATGCTCTTTATCTACAGAGTGGTATGGACTAACCTTTTCAAGGTTTTTACTATCTCTACTTCTATTTTCCGACATAACCCTTCTTTGCTCAATATCTGGTTTAGCCTTAATATGCCTTTGAACAAACTCATCACTAACAATATTTCTATCAGCCATTGCTAATAATAGATTGGTCATGGCCGCAGGATCATCAAGATACATAAAGTCAAATTCTACTTGAGCAGGAAATCTAAAACCCATTGTCTCTTGAATAATTTTAATCTGATGATTCCAAAAAGATAATACTATATTCCGAACATAGTTTAATCTCTCGGTTAAAGTTTTTAAAGAAATAAAGTTATTAGTTGTGCCGCTAGCTCCAAATGTGCCGGTTAGAGTCGGAGGAATGCCCAAACAAGCATAGATAGCCATAAGGGTAGGACGATACTTTTCCTCACCTAAAAACCTTTGTACATCAGTGCCAGTTTCAAGTAACTCAATATCTGGACCCCAAACAATATCCGTTGTTCCACCACCTACATTTGATCCTAAAATGGACTGTAAAGCAGAAGCAGCAGCGGGAGTTGGTGCTAGCTTGTGATCTAAACTACCAAGCTTGAAAATTCTTATTTTAGATATAGCTCCATCCAAGGCTGTTTTATCTGCAAGTTTAAGTCGTTCATATAGAATGAGATCGTTAAAACATGCATAAGTCATGGGATCAGCCCATTCTTGCCAATCGTCTTTTTTGTAAAAATAAACAAATGTTTTATCGGGAGGGAGTAAGACACCCTGTTTATTTTCCGCTGCCTCTAAAATTTCTTTAGGAATTTGAGATAATAGTTCTCTTTCTCGAGCATTAGTAGAATTACGCAACTTTCTAATCATATTAGCAATATTAGATGGTAACTTTATCATATATTTACGATCCCCAACAAGCGAAGCAAGAGCGCCTCCAACAACTTCTACTGTTAGGGGATCAATAAAAGAATACTGCCAAGGAATCTCGCCTTTAGAAAAGCTAGAAAGCTTAATGTCTGCATTCATATCAGGAGAGGCAACTGATCGTTGCATTTCTAACCTTTTTTGCTTATTAATTTTAGCAGTATGCATTCTTATAGGTACATTTGCCTCTCGAAACAAAAGGTTGCATAGCCGTTCAGAAGTTTCCTTCCCCTTTACACGACTAAACCAATCGTTATAGAACCTTTCTACACGCTTATTTTGATGAACTAAGCGTACACCTTGGCAAGCAAAATCCCCCATAAGATCAATAGAATTTCGAATCAACCCTATCCTTCTATACGCTGTCCTTGCAAAAGCTATAATATCCTTATGTTTTTCAGGAATAGCTTGGTCCGGTCTGAAATAATCATAATCAGAACCTCTTAAGCCGGGTCTTCCACTGAGATGAGTAGTTAAATCCGAGAAATTCCTAGTTCGAGAACCTTGAGATGCGGTAGCAGCTTCTTGAATAGCATTGGTATAGACCTTCAAAGAAGCATTACGTTCAGCCTTCGTACCATCCCAACTCACATAAGCTGGACCATCTGGAGGGAAGTTTACTTTTGCATTTGGAGAAGATTTTTTTGTCACTTTGTTATCCTATAGAAGTAATAGTAATTGAATTAGAATCAATACCTATTGTAGATTACACCAACTGTTTTAATTTCTCTTAATTGCAAAGCAAGTATTGTGATTCATGTTTGCCGCCCACTCTTGACCCACATACATCTTGTTTGAAGGGCTTGTTTGAAACGTGCCCGGTTTAATGACAGTTCCAATATTGCTGTATGCAGGAGCAGGTATTTCTCTTTGTAATTGTCTAGCTATCATATTGGCAATAACTAATGCGCTATAACGATCTTTACGCATACGCCCCTTTTTGCCAATATTAGTTTTAATTTCTGGTGTATCAAATCGCTCTCGACCACCAGCAGTTACAGAAACTACAACTGTCACTAGCTCGTCTTTCAGCTCTTCAACTTCCATAACTGCATCTTCTAAAGTATCATATAACCGTAAAGCATTAGATTCTCCTACTTTATCTTTTAATTGTTTGAAAGATATCTTGTCTTTTTCACTCATCAAACTAAGACTTAAGGTATCAAATCTTGGCAATAGCAATACCTTATCTTCCATATCTTTTCTAAGCCCATGATTGGCTTGAGATGTCCATTCTGCTTTAGCAAAATTAATTAATTCAACAATATGATCTCCCGCAATCCTATCTGTATCTTTTTCTTTTTTATCTTCAATAATAGGAAGTATGGGACGTTCACCAGAGAAAAGCTTATCACTATCTCGCAAGCCTTCAGCGATAGCATAACCACCACCCTGTGAATCTATACCTATACGAACGCAAGGAAATACTTTATATAATTCTCTAATTTTTCTACAACAAAAACTGTAATAATCATTTTCTTCTGTTAGTCCAATACGTTTACGACTCTGAAAGTCCTTTTTATTGGTGGTCCACGTATATACAACCCTATGATGCTCTGGATGTATTTCAATAATAATCAAAGCAAAATTATCTTGCTCAGATGCAGGATCAATACCAAACACATACTTCAAGTCTGGATTACCTCTGGTCATAGGATCGAAAGGGTTAACGCACCAATTACACCATCCCGCAGTAGAACAATTTCTATCATGAGCTACGCAACCTTCAATTAAACTTCTTTTAAAAAAGCCTTGACTATCAGAAGTAAAACATGCTCCATATTCCATTTGATATATACCATTATGCATGGTTGCTCTAGAACGTGCCACCTGTTGATCATCCATAAATCCTTCGGGAATCAGCTCATAAGGGATACGCACAATTGAAAATGATTTCCAATCTAAACGCTTCATATATTCAGGAACTTCATCTGATACGTCATCTCCAGCTTCTTCTGCTGCTTTTTGAAAATCACCTTTGGTCTGAATAGTCGATTTATATTTCTTCCAATAAGAAGCAAAGTGTTCAAAGCCATAACCACAAGTTCCAGCAATAATAGACTGATTGGTTTGGCGATCTTTATAATCAACTTCCATAGTCTCATCCCATTTGCCAGAATCCTGCAATAACTTTCTTCTAGCTGCTTGCTTAACATTGTCGGTAGGATTTGCAGAAACCGCCGCAAAACCAGCAACAACAGTCTCATAGATCTCTACAGGAATACTATTAAATTCGTCAGCAATAATAGTATGAGCACGCAAACCTCTTATCTTACTTCCATCTCCTAAAGGAACTGCCATAGCCCAGCTATCATTAATGCGCATAGTACATCTATCTACATCACGACGTGGACCGCTATTATCGGAACATACACTACGTAAAATAGGAGCATTACGCCATATAGTATCCATATATTCAAAAATAACTTTACTTTGTCTAAAGGCCGCACCTACGATAACAATCTTAGTATCAGGAATGAGAATGCATTTTAAAATACCATATACCGCTAAGAGATAGGATTTACCAAATCCACGAGACGCAATATACATTGGAAAAGCGCGATTCCAAAGCTCTTGCAAAATCGCTACTTGTTCTGGTAAGAGTTCTACATTTAATAACTTTTTTACAGTCCATTGAAAATATTTAGGTTTTTGCATTAAACCCAAAATATGTAGATGTAAATTATCCTTTTGTTTTTGTGTTAAATCAATAAGAGGATTTTTGATACTATTAAGATCAGATTGAGCTATATTAAGCCAAGCATGTTCTGCATGTTCTACGTTATAAGTCATGAATATGCCTCATTATTCTAAAGGCCATCTCTTCTGCACGTTTGCTATCTCCACATGCTATTACGTGAATACCATGTTCTATCTGAGCACTTGTAAGCACTCGCATTATATATTTGCCCTTAATGCGTAATTCTTTCCATTTCGCTTTAGGAACGCTAGATCCAACTGGATATTGTTCTATTTGATGCCACCCAAACTCCAATAGAAGAAAGGGGTGGGGAAATGAGGACATTGCTTTTAGTTCTCGCAAAAATCGTTTTTCCCCACAGTTTCCAGCAAGTTCGGAAACTGATTCCTTTCTTTCTATACACAATATGTGCTCTTTATCTTTTATGCTATAGTCGCCAATATCAAGCTTAGTAGTTTCTGTACCTATGCAATAAGCATTTTCATCATACCACCATCCATGTCCTTGTTTTTCTCTTGTGTCTCTAACAACGGTAAACCTACTCATTCACGAGCACCCCACTCTAAAAGCTTTAAGAAAAATATTTCATAATTTTCTTCATGCCCCTTAATTTTGCGATGACAAGACTTACAAAGAGTAATGCCGTTATTAATAGAATAATGAAGAGCCGGATGGCTCTCCCATCTTTTTATATGATGCACCTCTAGTCTCTTTCTAGAGTGACAACCGGGCCATCTACATTTATTTTTATCCCGCCTACGAATATCTTTACGCCATTGCGCATAAGCAGGATCATTCCAATTTCTGTGCTTCATCAATATCGTTATCCACCATGAGTTTAACTAATTCTTCAAAGGTTACTTTAGGTTCCCAACCAAGTTGATCTTTAGCTTTCTTTGGCAATCCTAATAAATATTCCACTTCTGCTGGTCGATAAAATTTTGGATCAATGACTATATATTTTTCCCAGTCATGTATAAAAATATGAGTAAATGCAGCCTCAAGTAATTCTCTGATAGAGTGCGTTTTGCCGGTAGAAATAACATAATCTTCAGGATTTTCCTGTTGCATAATAAGATACATGGCTTCAACATAATCTTGTGCATGTCCCCAATCACGACGAGTTTCGATATTACCCAAACGAAGCTTTGGAAATTGAAAGTTTTGATCTCTAGATGTTCGTCCCGGTATATAGACTTCGTCTTTATCAAACACTAAATCTTTATATGTAATATTGTGTTTATTTATCCACACAAAAAATTCACCAATCCATTTAGTAATTTTCCGCGTAACAAAGTTCTCTCCACGCCTTTCGCTTTCATGATTAAACAATATTCCACAACATCCAAAAACATCATAAGCTTCTCTATAAACCCTGACTAAATTATGTGCAGCTACTTTTGCTATAGCATATGGAGATTGAGGCTCAAAGGGCGTTTCTTCATTTTGATATTTTATTTCAACTGTTCTTCCATCATACAAATCATTTAACTCTGTATAATTTTTACCAAACATTTCACTTGTAGAAGCTTGATAAAATCTTGTAAAAGGTGAAAAACGCCGAATAGCCTCTAAAAAATGCAACGGCCCTAATGCATTAACTTGAAAAGTAAAGTCGGGTTGTTCAAAAGAAGTAGCCACATGAGATTGTGCAGCAAGGTTATAAATTTCATCCGGTTGGTATTTACTAACAACATCATAAACACATCCAGCATCTGAAATTTCGCCTTCAGTAATAATAAAGTTCGGATGATTAATACATTTAGTAAGTCTACTAAAATTATCGGTGCTAGTACGTCTCTTTAATCCTACAACTTGATAATTTTTACTTAGCAACAATTCTGCTAAATAGGAACCATCTTGTCCTGTCACGCCAGTTATTAAAGCTGATTTCATTTTTTACAATCCTGAAAATATTTATAAAATGGAGAATCACTCGGAAACATGGGAGGCACTTATGAGCCCTTTTCTGTAACAATTTCTACATTTACAGCGCCCTGTGTTAAAATATCAACTAAGAGCTGTTTTTGATTTGGACCACTTTCTTTCTCTGAACTTGAAGACGTAGTTGGTGGAACAATATGAAAGCGATTAACTGTGTCATAACCATTTGGAAAACACAAAATATATGTTGGGTCGCAATGAGTACATGGCTCACGTATTTCCAACAACTGAGGCTTAGGACTATTAAAATCAATCGGAGCCACATAATATGCAGTATATTCTAATTCGTGTAAAAAGTCCAGTATCATATCTAAGTGTTTATATTGTGGGTCAAATCTAACCACTAGGTTTGGAAGATCTCTTACAATAGTATTTTGCGCTCCATGTAATACAGCCAATTCATAACCGTTTACATCTACATTTATTACTCCACAATGGGTATCTCCCACTATTTCGTCTACTGTCTGAGTTTGCATTCTTTTTATTTCTTTTCTCCTCCACAAGCTTTTCCAAAAGCCCACATCTTGCCATAGTTGAGAATCCTCATGCGTGCGTGTAGAAAATGCACACTTAAAGTTTGAGTGGGAAGCAACCGCATGAACAGCTTTAATATTTTTAAAACCGTTTTTCTTTATACTAAGATTTAAACAGTCAATACTTTCTTTGCAAGCATCTATACCTATAAACTCATGCATTCCATATGACGCAAGATATAAAGTATGTGTACCTATATGACATCCCACATCAACAATAGCTCCTAAAAAATTTAAACCAAGCTGAATTGCTACCGTAGCCTCTCCATGAAGAATTTGTTTTTCTTCAATTAAGGCTTCTACAATAGAATCGGGTTTGTCTATATCTCTATTTTCTATTGGAAAGAAGTATTGTACATCATCAATGTTAACAGAGCCCTTGTTCATCTATTCCTCCAATAATTTTTTAGCTTCTTCATCGCTCACGTTTTCAACACCTGCCAAAATCGCCTCCACAGCTCCTGTAGTAGGCTCAAAAAGCTTTTTGACTTCTGTTTGACCACTAGAACGTTCTGCTAGATATATAGTCATATGGCGCAATGTCGGATGATTCCAAAGAACCGTTGCTGTTACCGTAATATCTAACCACTCTTCGATATCGCCACTAAACTCAACCGCCGTTAACGAGTCTAAGCGATAGTCTGCAAACGGCTTATCAAGTTCAATAGACTCCCTTGACACTTCTGCAACATCTACTAACCATTGAACTATCCATTCCTGAACTTCTTCCTGAGTTTTAGATGTCATATTACTCCTCAATAAAGGTGTCTGAATTTAACATTGGCTGATCGACAGTGCCGTCTTCATATTCGTGATACTGAGCAAGCTTATCCATTGCCTTTTCAGCCGCTACCCGATGAACTTCCATATCAAATCCTTCTTGCTGTCTAAATTCCTTACTGTCTAACTGACGCAACCACGAAGTAAAATTCGTCTTCGCATCATCGGCATTTCTTTTCCTCTGTTCCCTTGTACCTTTAAGATCTTTCAAAAGCCGCTCTTTTTTTGTTAACAACTTTTCGTGCTCATTAATGTACGCGGACTTAGATGATATAGCCGCGCCTAGTTGAGTTTGGAATGAAGCTAGCGCTTGCGTGTCGCGCGTTGCTGGCGGTTTATCCATTTCGTCTTCAATAAGTTTATTTAATCTAGCGATGTTTCTTAAAACTTCTTGGCGGTCTTCCATGCCTCTATTGATAAGCACCTCTGTTCTAATAACCTCTAGTATTTCCATTTCCTCTGTATGAGTAACGTCCTCAGAGAATTGTTTAAAGTAGTCAATCCACTGGTGTTCGAAAAAAATTAATTCGGGATCTCCGAACTGTTTTTTAAGTTCCTTATAATAATAGCGGTCTCTTAGCCCTACAAGAAGATGTTCATCGTCACTCATATTGCGCATTTTGAGATTTTCTTTGTCGATAAACTTTTGTACCGGCGTTTTAGTCCTATTTAAAGTTTCAGCAATTTCTTCTATGGAAATATTGAAACAATTTTGCCGAATAAAGTTCATTTCGTCAATCGACAGTTTTCCACGCTTCTTCGTCAATGTTATTCTCCTTGAATATTTGTATGATAACTTCAATAAGTATATCGCGTTTAACCTTTGCTAATTTGAGATTATTTACCAGCCTAATCCAATCTTCTCTATATTGTACTGGAATAGATTTATCAACTAGGTTAAAAATTTGTTTTTTATCTATCATATCCTCTATAGCATCGGACTGTTTGATATCTAGGTCTAGTTGTGCAGTGTTCATGATATTGCGTTTTGCAGTGTTTCTTTTTAACCATCCCATATACAAATCACATTCTTCATGATTATCATATGCCCTACATCCATATCCTTTATCGTTTTCAAAAGCTATATCGAAATATGGACAGGAATCGCAAGGCTTATCCGGCCTTCCAAAGTTATTTCTCTTAAAGTTATAAAGACGGTTTCTAACATGTGTCCAAAGAAAGTTTTCTAGAGGTCTGATGCCATCGTAATTTTCAATACCTTCCCAAGCAAATAAGCGTGCCTGTTGTTTCATATCTTCTAATGCATGATAACCAAACTTAAATTTATTTGCTAATCGATTCGCTATGTTGTTTATTATCTGGATCACCTGTTCTTCCGTCATACCCTGCGGAATCACCTTGTCTAATCTCCCGTGCTTCTAAATTTTCAATATTTAAATGGGGGTCACTAACTAAAATAGCTGCTTCTACATTAAAAGCGTCCATGCTCAATTCGAGGCCTATAATATTTTCTACCTCTTCTCCGGTATCTGCATCAACTACTTTCGTTGTATCTCCCGTCCCTTCCGATACTATCTTTAATCTCATTTTGTTCTCCTAAAAGGTCTATGATATCTTTTTCGGTGGAAATACTTGCTTGAGTCATTACGGCCTCGTCTAAACCGCTAGCAGCAATGGCTATGGGTTCTGTAGCTTGAATAATTTTTTTCATTCTTATGATCTCCTTGACTATAATATTATATATGCAAATGACCACTTTATTAATACACAAAATAGGCTCTCTTGTAAATGAATAATAAATGGACTACTGAAGATAAGCGATTTATTAGGGAAAATGCTCATCATATTAAAGATAAAGATTTAGCTAAAGAATTAAGCTTGCGTAATCAACGCACTATTTCATTAGATGCTGTACGTAAGCTTAGACAACGTCTTGGTATTGTTAAAAAAAGCGGACGAGGCAGATGCGAACTGGAGGAAAAATGAGCTGGTGTGAGTTCAAAGATAGTGAGGTACATGGAAAGGGTATCTTTGCGACGGAAATTATACCCGAAAACAAAGTTCTTTTCGAGACCCATAAAAAGACAAGCGGCGCTTTTGAGTGGCTTAATCTAGTGCCGAACTGTTCTTATAACCATTCGGGCAAACCCAACTGTCGATCTCTTACTCTGGGAAATTTTAAATATTTAGTGACTCTTAGGGAAATTGAAGAGGGGGAAGAATTGGTCGTGGACTATAGAAAAGATAGGGACTTAGAGCAACCGAAGAAGGGGTGGTGAGTGTTATCACTATCTTTAGGATAAAAGTGGACATTTGGTTTGATGGGTTTTAGTTTGTTTGAACCACCTCGGCTTTTTTCCTATTTTATACGAGAATTCACTTGAATTAGAAAACCCCACCCTATATATGCGATCTGTAGCTGCCTCGACAGCTCAAAACGGCCCAACTTGCTGCCTCGGCAGCTCAAAACGGTTCGCTCACCCTAAGCTATACCCACCAAAGGACTTAGGGCGACCGAGCCCCGGCCCCGGCGACGTAACTCCTTACAGTGTATAGAGTTATGGCTATTCTGTTATTCTTTCAGAATTATTTCATACTGCTATTGCAATGAGACGATAATAGTATATAATGAGAGCATGACAAACAACAATCACACAAAAGGAGTTGCCATGATTAATCTTAGCAGAGTTTTGTACGGCGTATATCTTCTGGTTTCAATCTTCATTCCCGCAAGCATTGTACTGATTGCTTCCGCAGTTCTCACTAGCCTTATCACCCAGTAAAGGAAACTACAATGGACTTTAATTTTGATGCAAAGAAAAGAGTACACCCTAATACAATCAAGTGGGCACAAGCCCATGATATTGAGATTGAGGTAGGCAATAGGATTGTTGAGGTATGGCATAGGTGTGATAGTGTGAATGATGGGCTATCTGTCATATGTCACAATGAGAACGAACTAGATGAAGCTCTCGATAGATTACATGATGAGTTTACAAAAGACATGATTCTATCCGTACACGACGATCCACACTGGAGAAATTAAAATGTACTCAGCAAAAGACCTACAAGACTTTGTCAACTTAAAGAATGCTCAACAACAATTAAACAATCAAGCAAAAGTAATACAGCAAGAAATAGTTAAGCTACACAATAATGCCAACGCTATTAACAATAGGCTTAAAGAAAATCAAATTAAGCTAGAACAATATAAAGAATTAGAAAACGTTAAAGAAATGTTTAACCTTATAGAACCCGAAGAACGTATAGATAATATTCGACCAAATTATGTAACAGAAGAACAAAAAAAGACTTTACTTCTTAAACTGTTCTCAGAGTATAGAGCATTAAACCCGCGATCAACCCGAGTTCCATTCGCTTGGTTGAAAAAAACTTTAGATAATCAATATAATATAAAAACAAGAAGTGTAAGTAATTTCTTTACCAAGCTTCTTCCTCAATATAAAAAAACAGGGGGAAAAAGAAACCGATGTGTGGTTGTGCCATAAACCCTTACTATCAAACGACTTACGACGAGCGCGGCCCGGCCCCGGCGACGTAACTCCTTATACAGTAACGACTTACAACTACTTTGGAAATCTTTGGGAATCTCTGGGAATTAGTGGCCATAGCTATTGACAAATGACGATATATAGTATATACTAAGAGCATGATAAGAAACAATGATAACACGAAAGGAAATGAGATGACTAAAATCACATTCAACAATGGCGGAAACGTATTTGGTATCGAAGTAGTAAAGGTACACTTTCGGCACTTTGTTGCAAAGTTTGATGGTAAGGTTATTGAAGGTACTCGCTGGCATAATGACGGCGGTTGCGAATCGAAAGCTCAAGAGATTATGAAAAAAAGAGCTATTGACAACCAATCGCAATTTTGCTAAAATAAGAGAATGACAAACAACACTAACACTCGTAGAGAATGGAGGTTGATATGGATTATCACGAAGCATGTGAAGCGATTGTATCACGACAGGAAGCACGACTTGAACTAGAGGCACACGATGCCCCCTTCTATGAGTTCACGCAAGAGCGTGGCGATAGGGAGGAGTACTATGGTTATGAGATACTTAACTTCTTAGGATATTAAAATTAAAATGGATTGGAACTTTATTTCCTTTATGGTTGTGTGGGTAGTGCTTGTGGTTATGGTATGGCGCGGCATATGGAAGGCAACACGGGAAGACAGAGACATCTGGTCATAACCCTATACTACCAAAGGACTTAGGGCGACGGCGCCCCGGCCCCGGCGACGTAACTCCTTACACAGCAACGACTTATAACTATCTCGGTAATCTTTAATAATAAGTGGCCTACCCTATTGACAAACGCCGATAACTAGTATATACTAAGGGCATAACAAGGAAAGAAACAATGACACTCGCACAAGTTAAACTCTACATCAAGTACAGTACAGTTCGTCCGACTCACATCAGTGTTGCACGTTGGAGTGCAATGGTTCGTCAAGCAAAGGGATAAGACAATGCGTAACGTTATCTGGATCATCAAAGAAGTAGCTATCATGTTTGTCTGGACCAGTATGATACTGATCACATCTGCCATAGGGGCACTGGTACTACTAAACAACATGTAAGATACGCTCAACTGGAGCCGTAAGGCTAGGGCTAATCGCCACTGAATGAGAGTCTTACCCATGGTAGACTTCTGCGAGATACGGTAGGTGCTCAGGGCACGCGAGTTATTTTATAAGTGCTGATGTGGTAACGACTTAGGGCGATGGAGCCCCGCCCCGCTCGCCGTAACTCCTTTGATACTAACGACTTACGACGATTCCGCAGAGCAACTCATGTGCCAAACACAATCTAATCTCATAATGAGAATCCTTCCCTGCCACTTTGACAGGAGAAAAGCCGACTAATTTCTCCTAAGTATATGATATCAAACGACTTAAATGCGGTTTGCCATTTTGGCATAGGGGTGCTAAAATCTGCCATTATGACGTTAAGGTAATTTAATGAAACGTTACTAAAAAACTATTTTCAAGATTTTAACTCGATGGTACGAAACGACTTACGACAACACAAAAATCATTTATTCTGAATGGCACGAATAGTGCACTATATACTATTATGAAAAGCGTTAACACAAGTTCGACTGGAATCGCAAGATTAGGTTTAAGAGACACTGAACGAACTACAACCACAGGAGAGAAAATGGACCATTTTGACACGGAAATTACTTGCGAAGAATTCTACTGTGACGAGGACCGACTCGCATGGGAAGAAAGAACACTATTTTTTGAAGAAAAGGAAAAGAAAATGAATCTAGAAAAAAGAAGTCAAAAAACAAAAGAAGATTGGATTAAGATTTTAAATCACCTTAAAGCTAAGGGTTTTCGCGGAGTAAGAGCAGAAAAAGAAGCTGCTAGATGTCTAAAGGAAATTGAAAAAAATGAGCTAAAAAAAGCTCATAAAGAATACACTGAAAATTTGGATAAACTAAAAAATCTTTGGAGTTAATTAAAATGTCAAATAAAGTTGAATTAAACAGAATGTACAATGTTCGGATAGTAAGCCCAAAAGGTCGGGTTGAGAATCACCAGCAAGTGTCTGGAGAGAGACTCGCAAACGATCTGAAATGTGGAGGTTTTCACTATAATAGATTTAATCCGTTTTGTGAGATTTTAAGTTGGGAAGCGGTTCCCGAGATCACAGCGGAAATGGTAACAGGTCATGGCCGTTGGGGTTGTGAATGACAATTAACTTTTTTAAGGAAAATAAAATGAGAACTCTATTTTATTGGATCAAGGAAATTGTAATAATGTTTGTTTTTACAAGTATGATCTTGATTGCTTCCGCCGTGGGAGCTTTGGTACTTGTATCTAATATGTAAAAAAATGATCTGGGGGGTTGACTTTCACAATTACTATGGTAAAATAAAAGCACAGAACCAAGACCTAACTGGACCCTACGGGGTAGAGCTTAAAAGCTACTGAATAGGTTTTACTTTTACTTTCTTTACTTTTTAGGAGATGCAAAGATGTCAATTCAAGTTACTAAGAATGACGAAACAAACACAATGACCATCGTGCTGCCCTTGTCGGCCAAGGGAACGCTATCGGCTAGCGGCAAGAATGAAATTCTAGCTACCACGCGCGGCAATCAGCAGATTGCGTTGAATGGGCGAGTTGTGTCGGTTGGAGTAAACGTATATACTAAATCATAAATAAAGGGAAATAGGTGAAGCAGGTGGGATGGGATAAAGCTCTGTTGCTCAATGTCCCATCTTACCCAGCCCTACTAAAGCCCCCTATATGGGGGTTTCCCTTTTTAAGGTAGAAAAATGACATTTCATTCAAGAATAACTAGACTACAGAGATGGCTGATCGTACTGGCATTGTGGATTATGTTAGGATCTTATATTTTTGAGCTATACATGAGATACTCCTAAACCCTTACGTAGTAACGACTTACGACGACGGGGGCGGGCCACGCTCGCCGTAACTCCTTTCATACCAACGACTTACAGCTATCTCGGAAACTTTTCAGAATTGTTGATTGTAGGTATTGACTTTTGTCGATAAGTAGTTATAATAAGAGCATCACAAGGAAATAAACAATGACACTCGCACAAGTTCAACTCCGAATTCGCTTCACTCAGGTTCGCCCGGCTCACATCAGCGTAGCTCGTTGGGCTGCAATGGTTCGCCAAGCAAAAGGATAAGGGTCCAAAATGTTAGATTTAATGGCAGAAATTACTTGTATGCCAAACGCAAGTAAACGTACTAAGGATAGAATTAGGGAACACGGTCCCGTGTTTAAATTGGAAGCGTTTGACAATCCAGCTTGCATGGATGGCGTTCCTAGTGTATTCTTAAGATCTGAAGACGGATGGTTTGGATGGTTGATCAGCGACGAGATTTTTTGCCGTAATGCTCCCTCACCCTCAGACAATATGATTGAATGTAACAACCTGTTGAGAAAGTAAAATTATCTGCTACAGGGGTTGACAAGTAGGAATTTTGTGGTATAATAAAGAGACACTTAACACGAAGGAAAAAATTATGACTTACGAACTGACCGAACTTGAAGCGACTATTTCCGAATGCTTTGAATACAATGGTAAGAGCTTGGCGGAATGGGATGAAGAGAACAAAAAAATCCAAAAGGAACTTGAAGAAAAATATATGCGTGAACAATTCGCCAAAGATTATGAGCAAGAACGGCAAGAAAATATCAAGTTATACCGTGAACAAGCCGATGAACTAAGTAGGTACGATTCGATAGGTCAGTTCGTTGACTTAGCTGGTGAGTTTGATAGGTCAAAGGTTCATGTGGATGAAGACGCTCGGTATCGGGCACAATTAAAATTTGCAGCAAGAACCAATTTGGATATGGAAGATGAATAAAACTACGGTGAGATATATCGGCGTATTGCTTATTATTTGGGGGTTGATTTTCCTGAACGGTTGTGTTACAACTACAAAGGTTGTGGTACGACACGCATTCCCAGACGATCACATTAACTACGAAATTTCACAGGAAGTATCACGAGCATATTGAGCCCCGGTCAAAGAGACGATGTTTGATAGGTTAGTGGATATGGTGCGGTAACCTAGCCACAAGTAGCCACTGCAAACATTCTCGGTGCAAGTCCGATGTGGGGCATCCTACACTTTATTTTTTGGAGAAAACTATGAGCCACGATCCAACCGAAACTATTCGCAGAAGCGAAGTCACTAGAATCAACACGGAGGTAGAGAGTTCAGACGAGGATGCGGAACGAGTACGGCTGGAAGCGGAGTATGGACAAGTGTGGAATACACAACAACTTCAAAAAGATTTTGTAGCGAAGAGTTTTGCGGCCCCATATATTATTGTGGAACGTAAAGCTGATAATGTTGCCGGTACGCTAGAATTTCAACACGGTCCACGTTATTATTTTAACTTCAAGGAAAACTAAAAATGAATTTCCCTTATGGTAGCAAGATTGAGTTTGATGGTACGGAATTGACTTTTACAAAAATTGAAAACACCAAGAGCGGTGGTGTGGTTTGTATTTTCTCTGATAAAAATGGGAAAATAACTAAGCTCACACAAAAACAAGTAGAGGAGATTTTATGCCCTTAGTTTGGACTATTTTATGGTTGGGTGCTGTGATTGGAGTATGGACTACGATTATATACGTTAGCTATAACGATAAGGATTTTTAGTGATAACTTGTAAAGCTATGCGACCAAGTACCGGAAGCGTTATTAATGTGGAAATTCCAACAGAAATTGGAAATGATCCCTTTGCAATTGCACAGTGGATAGGTGAAAAGTTTAATTGGCAATTTATTCCACTTGGAAAATACCACATCAAATTTCTTAACCTTAGAGATGAATTGTAAACTTGACGTAAACCCTTACGCTGTAACGACTTACGGCGATGGGGGCGGGCCGCGCTCGACGTAACTCCTTATGTAGTAACGACTTATGACAATGTGGGAAATCTTTCAGAATTATTGATGGTGGGGGTTGACTTTGGTCGATATATAGTTATAATGGGGGAGTAAGAAGAAACAACCCACGACCAAGGAGCAATCATGTTTGATCACTTTGATTCGGAAGTTAGCTGCGAGGAATACTACTGCGACGATTTCGACACATGGGCAAATGAAGTCGATGAGATTCCCGATGAGGAACTCGAATGTGTTGCGGACTTTTTGGATAATTATCCATTGCAGCACTTGACAGACCCAGAATCTGTGGTATAATAAAGTACAAGGAGAAACCATGTTTGATTACAAAGACCACAAGTGCCGCATAGAGTATGATCGGGAAGAGGACAATATCAAGGCATGGCATATAGTCAAGAAGCCCAACGGGCAGGAGGTGTACGCTGACATAAGCCCTTACAATGATGATGAAGAACTGATGAAAATGTGGATTGATGCGGGCTATCCACAACGAATAGGAAGAGCCCCGCTTGATAGGAATGAGTTGTTATGTTTAATGGAAAACCGAACCATCTACCAGAGGGAAAAATGTCAAAGCTAAAAGTAGGACAAGAAGTAAAATTTGTGTATCATAATAAAGTAAGGCAAGGTAAAGTTGAACGATTGTTCAATAACACACCCTACCCTGCTTTTTGTGTGGACCATGGCGACCACTACAAATCGTACCGACGCAGTAAAGCTAAGTTTCTGGCCAAGTAACTACTACTATACATTTTCGTCAGAGCTTAGATCATAAAGCGCAGCCTCTTATTCAAGGGGTTGCGTTTTTTCCAACACGAAAGGTCAAAACTATGAACGATTATTCTGATGACTTAAGTAATTATCAAGGAAAAGGTTGGCCGATTGAAGAGGAAGTTTTTTACGGGAATTTAGAAAATTTACAGGAAAAGGTAGAATTTAAAGATGCTCAAGAGGATAATGCCGATACTTGAATTTTTGGCTATTGTGGTATGGGGTGTGCTAGCGATAATGGCGATGATACATTATCCTTGACGTAAACCCTTATGGCATAAGGACTTAGGACGACGGCGCCCCGCCCCGCTCGTCGTAACCTCTTACTGTGTAACGACTTACAGCGATTCTATTTTATTGTAAAGTTTGGGGTTGACTTTAGCCGATGATATAGTATAATGACTACATGGGGTTGTAGCTCAATTGGTTAGAGTACTGGACTGTCGATCCAGCGGTTACGGGTTCGATTCCCGTCAGCCCCGCTATTGTCTTGCCCGAGCTAGGCCCGTTAGGTTGTAAATAGGTTATAGCACGCGAGTTTTGCGTAAAGTGTTAACACGGCATGACTTACGACAAATGAAATTGCTCTAAGTTTTTTCTCAAGTTGGGGGTTGACTTTGGACGATAATAGGTTATAATGAGAGAAACACAACACACGAAAGGACACAACATGGTCAAGTTCTCAAAAGCTAATGCAAAAATTGAAGCGTTAAAAGAGGTTCCTTCTTTACAAAAATATCTCAAGGGAAAAAAGGTTTATTCGTTTGATCTTTTGTCGGGTTATTCGTGTCCATTTGCAAAGCAGTGTCTGAGCAAGGCAACGGTCAATGACGAAGGTAAGCGGAAAATCAAAGATGGTCCCGATACTGAATTCCGGTGCTTTTCAGCAAGTCAGGAAGTACAGTATACCAATGTTTACAATTTACGCAAAAATAATTATGATGCGTTGCGTGGGTTGGACGTAAAAGAAATGGTCAAGGAAATTCTATCAGCTATGCCGAAAGATATGGGTGTCTGTAGAATTCATGTGGCAGGCGATTTTTTCAACGAAGATTACTTTTATGCTTGGTTGGTAGTTGCTAACTTAAATCCACATATTCTATTTTACGCCTATACAAAATCCTTGAGGTACTGGATAGCTAATATGGATTTTGTCAACGAACGGCCTAATTTTGTCTTGACCGCAAGTTATGGTGGCAGAGAAGATGGGTTGATCGGTAGTCACAACCTCAGATCGGCCAAGGTGGTATTTTCAGAGCAAGAAGCGTATAGCCAGAATCTGGAAATTGACCACGACGATAGTCATGCCGCAGATCCGGCTAAAAAGAATGATGATTTTGCTTTACTGATTCACGGCACACAGCCCAAAGGTAGTGAAGCAGCGGTGGCTCTAAAAGAGCTAAAGGGAAAAGGGTCATATAGTCGAAAGAAAAAGGTGGCTGCATGACATGGGGTGAACTGTTAAAGTACATGAAAGAGAAAAACATGGAAGACTCGGATTTTTTACGAGAGACTGTCTATGTTTGGAATGTGGAAAGGGGAGAGTTTTTACCGGCTGACCTACTTGAAACTGGAAAAGATGACGATATCATTGGAGGAAACCGGCTTTTTATCTCAATTAAGGAGGAACAGTCTTGATAGGGTATGTGCTGTTAATAGTGATAGGAATTTTTGTTACAATCATGTGGATTAACGACACGGAATAAATAATGTTAAAGTTAAGAAATAAAGAATATAAAATAAAATATAAACATGAGGATGCCGGATTTGATTTTGGGGTTTACATCACCTATATCGATGGTGAATATGAAAAAATGGTATACTTTACAAAACTTGAACACCAAATTAAATTTACGGACCTTTTAAAAGAAGCAGGCTATACATATGTGGAATCGACGTAAACCCTTACTGCCAAAGGACTTAGGGCGACGGCGCCCCGCCCCGCTCGCCGTAAACCCTTACCACATAACGACTTACGGCAATCTTATTTATTTCTAAAGTTAGGGATTGACTTTGCCGATAAGTATAGTATAATGAAAGCATCAAAGGAAACACCGATTAGTAAAGTTTCCAGTTTTTCACTTTTTTAAGGAGAGTTGTTATGAAGGCTATCAAAGGAAACCTGCGTTTCATTCCCCGTGCTATTATTAACACGGAGCGCACCGACCGCCCACAGTGGGCAAAGATTGTAATCGATGGAAAGGTGGTACACACCGGACAACTTCGGTATATCAAGAGAATCGCCAAGGCCAAGTATAATTTGGATCTGGATATTTAAGCGGGTCTCTCCTTTCGTGTGGTCCTCTGCGAGCGTTTTAGTCTGATCAAAGCTAACGGCGCTCGCAGGGGATTTTTTATCTGGAAAAATTAATGCTGGAGGGGTTGACTTTCCGATAATAAGTAGTATAATGAAAGCATAACAAGTTCACTTTTTTGAAAGGAAGAAAAATGTCTCACGAAGTTGAAAGAATGGTTTTTGCCGGTGCAACCCCTTGGCATGGTTTGGGAACCGAAATTGACAGCGCAACCAATTTCTGGGATGCGTTCCGATTGGCCGGTTTGGATTGGGAAGTTGCGACCGAACCCGTTTTCCGCAAGGATGGTCAAGAGGTCAAAGCTCAAGCTGCGGTGCGAACCTCAGACAATCGGGTTTTGGGCGTTGTAGGTCCACGTTGGACCCCCTTACAAAATAAGGATGCGTTCAAGGTGTTTGAACCGCTCGTAGATTCCGGTGATTTGATTTTGCATACTGCCGGATCTTTGCGAAATGGCGAACGTATTTGGGTTCTGTGCCAGTTGGGTGCGGAAAATAGCGAAATCGTAAAAGATGATGAAATCGCAAAATTTGTCTTGCTCAGCAATGGGCATGATGGCAAGCTGGCGGTTCATCTAGGATTTACGCCGATTCGCGTGGTTTGCGCCAATACTGAAGCAATGGCACGAGGTTCTAAAGCCTCTAAATTGATTCGGGTGAGGCATCACAGATTTGTCAAGAATAACGTGGAAAAACTCCGCGATATTATGAATCTGGCAAACCAAGAGTTTGAGACGACTGCCGAAAATTATCGATTCTTGGCATCGCGTCAAATTAACTCGAAAGATTTGCGTAAGTATGTTAAAATCGTTTTCAATGTCCAAGAGCAGGAAGACAAGGATATTTCAACGCGAACTGAAAATATTATCCAGAGCGTTGAAAATTTGTTCTTGACTGGTAAGGGCAACGATTTGCCGGGCGTCCAAGGTACTTACTGGGCAGCATATAATGCCATGAGTGAGCATCTTAATTATAATAAAGGGAGAAGCAACGAAAATCGAATGGATTCTCTCTGGTTCGGACAAAATGGAAATTTGAACCAGAAAGCCCTTGACACTGCGTTGGCTCTCGCAACCTGATAGGAATCTGTTTAATCGACACGTCAGTCAGGCTAGCTAAGTGCTGACCTCTGTTCGAACTGCCCCGTTCCCAAATCTGGGAGCGGGGTTTTTTTAATTGACCTAACCCCTTACTATCAAAAGACTTAGGGCGACGGCGCCCCACCCCGCTCGACGTAAGTTGTTACTATATATAGACTTACGGCAATCCCCCAGTGCAAATATCATGCCGAACTGTAAGTTGTTGATATGTATAGACTTATGAAGATTTTCTCAAGTTTAGGGGTTGATTTTGACGATGTGTATTGTATAATAGACGTAAGTACTTATGCTGTAAGGACTTATGAAAAAAAGTAGAGAAAACAAACCGATTCCAACATTCCTTTGAAATTTATCGATCTTTTGAAAAAAATAAAGTTTTTCTTGCCGGGCTGTGAGATGTCTCAGCTATACTAGGCCCTTGCAGTCTGTGATAGTCTATAGCACGCGAGTTTTTCCTACAAGTTTAAACTGTCAAATATTTTTACAAAATAATGAGATTGTATTTTCTGAACTAGACCTTTGAGTCCACGATAGTCCATAGCACGCGAGTTTTCCCAAATAGAGGTATTCAATGGCTAAAAGTTTAAAGAAATCCGCCGAAGATAATGTACAAAAGATGAAAGAATTTTCTTTCGATGTACAAAAAGATTTAATTTGTCAGGAAGTTTTAGAGACACTAGGAGTAGTCAATGATTTGCATAAAGTATCAGCAAAAAATGTATTTGATAATAAATGGAGAATAGATGTCTGGACACAACAATGGTTAGAACATGCTTGTGGTCCCTCTTATAACATAAAACATAGTTATTTTTGTACAATAAAAGACAACTGTATCTCTGGGTGCAATCCAGAAATTTTACCCCTATATAAATAAAAGTAGGGTATAATATACTATAGGTAATTTGGAGAACCTTAAGAAATCTGAAATGTTTCAGATAAGGTTTTTCTCTCACAGTATGGAGAAATGTAATGGGTACAAAGATTAATTCACTGTTTAAGTCAAGAAGGTTTTGGGTCGCTGTAGCAGGCGTGGTAATTGTAGCAAGTGAAACTGTTAGAGGTACTATAGGTATTTCAGCAGAACAAACCACCAACGTGGTTCTCGTACTTGGTTCGTGGATTGTAGGCGATTCTTTACGTACTACTTAAATAAAACTTTTCTTCGCATCCTTCCTTAGATCAGCGGGAAAAAGTTTCAGAGAAATTAACAAGAATAAACTTGCAAACAAATAAAACGTAGTACCAAGGAAAATCCTAAAGTATCTGAGCATGTATTTTCCTTTCTAGCCTAATGAGTCTGAGATAGTCTATAGCACGCGAGTTTTTATAATTTTATTAATATTAAGGTACATTAAGAGCGTTAGTTTTCTGAATAATTACCTGAAGACCATAATGGAACATACCTGCTTCTTCTAAGTCAAGTGTCAGAGAGTTTCCCTCACTATCTTTTATAATAACTTTAAGCCCATCTATAGCTACACTTGCGCTCTGCTTCTTTCCGGTATATAATTCAGCAACTTCTGTTTCTTCATAATATTTTACAGTACTTTTATGTTGTCCATCTTCCATAAGAATTTCGGTCTTCCCCTATATAGAAAAAGTGAATTTTCCCCGTAAAAAACCGCTTTTGCGCTCTCTTGAGTTTGGAGTCTATGAAGCGGAAAACATAACTCATTAAGGTACTCAAGAAACCTTACTATTTTTGTCTGTACTTGAATTAAGTCTAAGAAATAGCAATCATAACCGGGAGCAACAATTCAAGAAATCTTTATAACCCTTATATAGTATATATTACGTTTCTTTATCACATATCAGAGATAAACACTGAAAACCGGTAAATATTAACATAACAATAACTCTTTCTTGAAAAGTAAACGAATTAAAATTCCAAAAGAACATTATCAAACATAAATAGAAACCAATTAAGCTGATTAGGCCATTCAGAGATGCCATTTAAATAAATCCTAACTTTAATAGACTCATATTATATACCTTGTACTTAAGTATACCTTCGGCGGAACGGTTTTACGGTAAAAAAATTTCAAGATTTCCCAAATAGTTTAAAACTTAGTAACTTTCCGGCGTTTTTCATCTTTTTTATTTCCCCCTCTTGACTTTCCTGTATATACGGGTATAATAATAGTGGGTAAAGCTCCCAAAGGATGCGAAATTTAACTGTAATGTGTGGGTTTTGAGCCCAATTATTCAATAAAATTTAGCAATGTCAGCTTATTGTTAAGGAAGGAGGTTCAAAATACCGATAATAGATATATAGGAAGTGAGCTAGTTATGTTGTTTAGTGCCCTTATACAGTTTATATTTGCCTATCTATTATTCTTTATATCTCTTATACTGTCTATATGTTATTTTATAGTATATTTCTTGGTTTATGGAACTAAAAAAAATAAGAAAATCCCTCGATCTCGCATTACTAGAAGGCATAGAATTAACAAGTATAGAGTCATCAGAAACCCTAATAAAGACCTCTAAACAAATAGACTATAATTTAAGCTATATATATAGTCCATAACCTTATTTAATAATTAAACTTAATTAGAAGTAAATTCGACACAATTAAAGCCAAGATAATGAGACCTACAATAAATGCGTAGTGTATATGGAATAGGCTTACCAAGAACAGGCACTGCTAGTTTAGCGGAAGCTCTCAACTTGATCGGAGAACCAACAAAACATTATTGCGTTGTTCACGATGATATGTCAAAATGTCATGACGATATTATATCATGGGTAGACAATTCTTTTTATCGTTACTTACATCAGATTATTCTCAAACCAATTCCAAACTCACTGTTTATTTTAACCACAAGAGATTTAAATAGTTGGAAAAAATCTATTGCTCGATTTCCTGAAATGCCTTCCGATCTACCCCCCGTAAACGAATATGAGAAATCAGTTAGACAAATATTCCAACAACTAAAGATGCAAGATCAACTATTAGTTATCAACATATTTGAAGATCCTGATAGTCTAAAAAAAATCGTTAAATTTATAGGGAGTGAATACAAAAAAACTAAATTCCCGCATATCAAAAAAGAGAAAGTGCAGGTAGTCGTATGATCTGGGTAGACAAAGCAAAAAAATATTTATGGGCGATTTCTGCTAGAAATATAGATGCCATGGCAGAATTATTTGCTGATGACATTACATTTGCTAATTGGGGAGTTTATGTTCAAGGCAAAGATGCGGCTGTTAAAGCTAATCATGATCATATCAAATTAGTAAAAGAAACTAAAATTGAAATTAAAAATACGGCATATAAAGACAAATACATCTGTATCGAATGTGTCCTAACTCATGCCTACAGATTTAATACAGTAGATGCTTTTGATACCGCCAATGTCAAACCAGCTAACACTTCCATTACAACGTCTTTAGTCTACATAATAGAATTTAATGATATGGGTAAAATTAAATCGATTAAAACTTACAAACTAAGATAGGAGAACTTCTACATGAATAAACACACGTTACTACAGATTATTGATTGGGCTAAGTCTAAGAATTGTGACATAGAAAAAACAGGTAGGAAATATGAAGTCTGGAATAAGGACGATCATTCAGTAACTGATACGTGTTCTACTTTGCAAGAGGTCATCGACTCCGTACATCAACTCGGAGATTTAATAGATCACAATAAAAACTATTCACAAGAAATGCAAGACGATTTAGAACCCATAGAATAAAAGAGGTAATTAAAATGATAATTTTAACCATTGAAGCCATTACACAACTTAAAAAGATTTTAGAAAATAAACAAGACCAATATGTCAGAGTAGCTATTGCTGGAGGAGGTTGTTCTGGATTTGAATATAAGCTAGATTTAGTAGATAAAAGCGAGTATTCTAACAAAATCTATAACAAATATGACAAAAAGGGAGTCACAGTCCTTGTAGATAAAAAAGCCGAATTGTACATAGACGGTACAACTCTGGATTGGTATGAAGATACAATCAAACAAGGTTTTAAATTCGAGAACCCTAATGCAGTCAAAACCTGTGGATGTGGAGAAAGTTTTGGTATATCGTAAAGGCGTAACATTAATAGAAGTATTAATTTCTATGGGTATCTTAACCGTTGGCTTACTGAGTGTAGCGGCTCTGTTCGTCGTAGGAGCGTCCTACATGCGTCAGGGGGAAATACAAGATCGGGCATCTATAGTCGCAGAGGAGGCATTTCATGACATTGTAGCGCGTGGTTTGCTCAATCCTGATAAATGGATCATGTATAATCCTGATGAAGGTAAATTTAATCGGTCTGTAACAAAAACAATAAGGGAAATGTATATAAACGATCAAAGAAATCAAATAGAAGAAGTCGTAGGATCAGTGTTCGTACTTGATCCTGTAGTAGTAGGAAGCGTAACCTTTGATGAAGGAGTTGTCAAGTGAAAGAATACAAAATGGATATATTAGCTATGGTTAGTATAAACCTAATTGTGATAGTTGCTTTAAGCGTATTGATTTATAACTGGATATAATTATCAGAAAGATTAATTAAAATGCTTACAAAAAAAAGACAAGCCATAGAATTTATTTGTGTTAACGTAGTCGGTGCTATTATAGCATCATTAATAGTATATCGCTGGGTTATAAAGTAAAGGAAGGATGAAGTGTTAGAAATTCTTATACTTTGGGCAATTGCGGCATTTTTTGGAAGTTATTTCATTAAAAAGGATGAATAATGATAGCTAAACTTATATTCCCGCTTTTTGAATGTCTATTGATGTGGTTGTTGATTACTACTGTAGTTACTAATAATGTCAACTTTATAAGTGTAGGAGTAGTTAAAAATAGAATAAAAGAAGATAGTATTTATGCAGATATTATAAATCATTGTAAAAATCCTACGTTAGAAATACTTGACAGAATAACTTGCGCACATGAGACAACTCATATGATTAATGCGGAGTTAAGAAATAAGTTACAAAAGGGTAGGAAAATTAATGCCTTTTACTTACCCGAAGGAAATGCCTTTATTATAGAAGAACCCAATATGACTAAGGCAAGAGTCGGAGAATTTATTCCTAAAGAACTTAGGTGGAAAAGATATGATACTTATATTACACAGGCTAGAGCATGGAATGATCGTCCACTTTATTTAGTAGATGAATGGGATGCATACGTTAACGGTGGAATGGTGGCTGTTGACGATAGTATCAACCACAGACACGTTCAGGGATGGACAGATGCGGTCTCTGGATCGTTAGAGTTCTCGGTGTACTGTGTTGCTATGTGTATGGCAATTGAAAAGTATGATAATGACTACTGGGAAGAAAATGATCAACTAAGAAACTTTATGAAATGGAATTTACAAAGATCACTGCATACATACAATGCAGGAAAAGATTATCAATATTTTAAATGGGAGGAGCAAGAGAAATATTTAGATAGATTTCTCAACAGTCCGTCTCAAGGGGCTGAAAATCTTAGATCCTTTATACGAGAACATTTTGAGGGGATATGGTTAAATGAAAAATAAAAACGAAGCATATAAAAGTTCAAGGTCATATGAGATATATGGTCGAGTGTACGATTGTTATTTTTATAATAACGGATATGATGAAGGAGTTAGTGTATTTAATGATATAGGCAAATTTTTATTTAAATTTGATGAAAAAATTAGCGAAGCCCAAGCTGTTGTCCTGCTTAAAGGATATGTAACTGGCATAACTCATACTTATAACTCATAAAAACCCTTTTAATGGAGAAATAGTACAATGGCCTTAACCCATACAAATAAAGTTAGATGGAGATATACTGCTGGAGGAACTGAAATAAGCGATGAGCTTACAACTACGGAGACTGATGGCGCAGAGATAAGCATATCTCAACAAATTGTAACTAATCATACAGCAGAAACATCAGGTATTCTTTTAGAATACTTTGAATTTACAACCGCGAACAGAGCAAAATCCCTTTATTTAAAACTTGATGGATTTAACGGTGATGTTTATGCCACGGGTACTGACGGCGCAGGTGGTGGTTCGTCCAAGATGACAGGTCTGTTCGACGGTGAACCATATGTTTGGTCTTATAATAATGGCAGTGGTTTTCCAGCGGGGTCTGAAAATGTTATGCGTGGTAGCACTACCGGACTTGTTGTACATCCTCTCGCGGGTGCGGGAACTACTACAACTGGAACATTTGATCTTAGGGTTCTTTATGATCCAATAGACTAGTGAGGTTAAAAATGTTACATATACCTACGGTCTCTTTGGAAGTATCGCAGGCTATTATCGCATCCATGGAGCATGATCCAGACTATTTTCATACTTTCTCCGATAAATTACACAATAATAATCCGTTATTTTATTATATGATCGCAGCAGCAAAGGAAGCTAAATCAGAACAGTTTTCAACAGGATATGTTAAAGGAGTGTGTACATCATACGTACTCATTGAGGCTCAAATGGAAGCTGATGCGATGAATGCTCAATGGGGGTGACATTGGATTCGATTACTAGTGAAAATATTAACTGCATTGACTGGTTAATCGGTTGGCCAGTATAAAAGCCGATTAAACATTTTTAAGTGCCGAAACCAGTTTCGCGCTTGCTGCTTAGGTGGCTGGGGTTGTGTAAACCTTATTACCCAATTGCACTGATTCAGGTAATTCTGATAGGGACGATAAACCCGAATTAATATATTCTGATAGCACTAATGTACTTGACTCAGATAATTCTGATAGTTTTGTTTGTTGTACAAATACAATAAACTAACAATGTAGATGTTATTATGGAAACTAAGTAAGACCGGGGTTCGATTCCCCGCACCTCCACTGAAATTTGGGGTATAATAAGATAGTGCGCCTGTGCAGGGCACTCTTCAGTTACGCCTATGTAGGGTAACGTTTATTTTCTTGCTTTTTTAAGGAGAATACTATGAATAATTCATTAACCTTAGTTAAAAAAAATGATCAATTTAGAGAACTATTCTTTCCGTTCTCTATCGGGTTTGACGATTTCTTTGATAGATTAAGTTCTAGTGTTTCCGATAACCCTTCTACTTTTCCTCCCTACAATATTCTTAGGGATGATGTAAAGACCTATATTGAAATAGCTCTTGCTGGCTATAACAAAAAAGATATAGATATTGTAATCGAAGATGGTGTTCTATCTATTTCTGGTCAAAAAGATCAAAAATCCTCTGATGCTCTAACCTACAGAGGGATTGCCAATCGTAAATTCATTAGAAAATTTAGCTTGGGAGAGCATGTGGAAGTTAATTCTGCTGAAATTAAAGACGGTATGCTGACGGTTGAGCTAGAAGAGGTATTGCCTCCAGAAAAACAACCAAAACGTATCGAAATTAAATAAGAAAGGGAATGTCCTTTCTAAACTAGCTTTGTTTGCCCTGCACAGGTGACTATTATGTCAAATCAAACTACCACAGAAGAATATAGATATGGATTTCATGATAATAATAAAAATATTGAAACGTTTAATAAAGGACTTAGTTATGGTGTAGTAAACCGTATTTCTGAAATTAAATCTGAACCCGAATGGATGAGAGAGCGACGATTAGAAGCATTAAAAATTTTTAATCAGAAAAAAATGCCTGAATGGGGAGGTGATATGAGTGGTATTGATTTTAACAATATCATTTATTATGTTAAACCATCAGATAAACAAGAAAAGGATTGGGATGATGTTCCCGATGAAATTCGTAATACCTATGATAAGTTGGGCATACCAGAAGCAGAGAAGAAATATTTAGCGGGAGTAAAGGCACAATACGAGAGCGAGGTTGTTTATGGTAGCTTGCAAGAAGATTTAGTAAAAAAGGGAGTAGTTTTTCTTAGTACAGATGAAGCGTTAAAACAATATCCTGATTTAATGAAAGAATATTTTGGAACCATTATACCATCGGTAGATAATAAGTTTGCCGCACTAAATACCGCTGTATGGTCAGGTGGAAGTTTTATTTATATTCCCAAAGGAGTAAGTATAGATTTTCCTCTACAGGCATACTTTCGTATTAATTCTGAAAATATGGGACAGTTTGAAAGAACGTTAATCATTTGCGATGAAGGATCTCAAGTTCATTATGTTGAAGGGTGTACTGCCCCTGTCTGGTCATCAGACTCCTTACATTCTGCCGTTGTTGAAATAGTAGTTAAAAAACATGCTCGTTGTAGGTATACCACTATTCAAAACTGGTCAAACAATGTATATAACCTTGTTACAAAAAGGGCGCTTGCTTACGAAAATAGCTTAATGGAATGGGTTGATGGTAATTTAGGTTCTAAGCTAACTATGAAATATCCTGCAATATATATGATGGAGCCGGGAGCAAGAGGCGAGGTGCTAAGTATTGCATTTGCCAGTAAAGATCAACATCAAGATGCGGGAGCTAAAGTTGTTCATTGCGCTCCCAATACTTCTAGTCGTATCATTTCTAAATCTATTTCTAAGAATGGTGGAAGGTCTTCATATAGGGGTCTATGTAGGGTTCAAGATGGAGCAACTGGTTGTAAATCTAGCGTTGTATGTGATGCTCTTATTTTAGATGAGGATAGTAGATCAGATACCTATCCATATATAGAAGTAGAAGAACAGGATGTTACAATAGAACATGAAGCATCTGTAAGTAAAATAGGTGAAGAGCAACTATTTTATCTAATGTCACGAGGTATGAGCGCAGAAGAGGCCGCTGCTATGATTGTTAGTGGGTTTATTGAGCCATTAACTAAGGTTCTTCCTATGGAATATAGTATAGAAATGAATAGATTAATTGAACTACAGATGGAAGGATCTGTGGGATAATTAATTAGTCTTGTACGGCTTTTTATACAAACAATACCCCAGCTACACCGACTCCTACACCGACTACGGTGCCACAGCTATTGATACAGGGTGCAATTCCTGTAAATCTAGGATCGTATTTAGTAAACACGGTTCCTGTAGTAGGCAATTCAGAAGAATATGTATTTATTTGATAATTTGAACCTAACGGAGTGTTTCCTTTAGGAGATCCTACTAAAATACCCCCGTTATCTACGGGATTGGCCGAAATACATTTAGTAATAACATCTGACATGTAAAATTCCTTTCTAGAAAGCGATCTAAAAATAAATACACCAAAAATGGATTCAAGGGGTTGACTTTGGCTTGCCGATATGTATAATAGAGTAAGCGATTATGAACCTCCTGAACCCTTTGAATTTGAGCTAGGAGTTGGTAAATGAAAGATATTGAACTTACGTCTCATCGTCCTTCTACAGGAAGTATGTTGACATTTAAAATTCCACAGAAAATATTAAAACAAGCGTTAAAACTGGAAGATAGATTAGCAGGCACCTTAGATATTTTAGCATATATTATGGAGAATGCTCCAAGCGATAATTATAGAGACTGGGAACTTGATATGAGACCATTACTCGATATAGAAACGTTTCGACCTCATATTGTAGATTTATTTAGTTCACGCATTGAAGAGGAACATGAAGATGAGTAAATATACTATTAATTGTTCTTGGGAAATGTTTGGTCACGTTGACGTTGAGGCAGATTCCTCCGATGAAGCTATGGATAAAGTAAAGGATGAAATGAAATTGTCAGATATTAATTCGGAATATGTTTCAGATTCTTTTTTTTGTTGCGTGGACAATTCAACCTGCGGAGAATAAAATGATTAAAACAAAATTAAAATTTATGCAAATTGGTGGTGTTGAAGAAGTTAAAAACGGTAAAGAAATTGAGTACGAGATTGTCGAAACAAATAATGCCAGATGGTTATGTGGAGATCGTATTGATCGGGAAAGTCTTATTAGAAAATGTCGTTGTGATCAATATGATATCAAAATTGTGCCTGACGGTTATCCCTCAAGTATTACTCTAACCATTTGAGAGGATTAAAATTAAAAAGTTCTGGAGATTGTGGGCAAAAAGTCTAGGAGACAAATCTAGTGAGTTAGACATGGAGGCTGACGTTGTGGCGACTATGAGAACTATCATAGTTCTAGTAAATATTATTACGTGTTGTTGTATTGTTGCAAATATAATAAGGAAATGGTAAGATGAATGATAAAGAACTAGTCAGGTATGCTTTATCAACTCTAGTGGCAAACCTAGATGAGATTTCAATGGAGCATATTCATGGAGAAGATTGGACTGAAAAAGATACTGAACAAATAGCTGATAGATTAAACGGTTTGATTGAAAGGATTCAAAATGACACTTAAAGTCTTTTGTCCTACGTGTGAAGAATGGATTAGATCTAAAGATATGGAGTTTTTAAATATAGAAGAAAACTTATACGGAGAAGATTTAGTTACTTTCGTTTGCAATACCTGTAATAACGAACATAAGTCTTTAGTAAGAGGAAAATGAGATGAGTAATATAAACTATACAGGTAGCGTTGGTCAGTATAAACAAGTGTCTGATACTGTTAGCGATTTAAACATAATGATTGTCGAAGCTCCAGTCGATAATAAGTTTAAACGTCGATTGGCAGACATTGTATATGACATTGAAAGAGAAGAAACCTTAAAGGGTATATATCAGTTTCTAACTGAAATTACTAATGGCATGTATCACAAAGAAGGAACAGGGATGTCTAGTCAAAATGCAGAAGTTGTACAGGATGCACATAAATATCGTAATAAATTAGAATATCATTTTGCACAGGAGATTAGTCCAGTTGAATCCGACTGAATTAAAATTTGCGAAAACACATGAATGGGTATCTATCCCAGAAGATGTTGATTCTCCTATAGTCACCGTTGGTATTAGTGCGTTTGCTGTTGAGGCACTAACCGATTTAGTATTTATTGAACTACCAGAGGAAGGACAAGAAGTAGAAGTAGAAGAATCTTTTTGTGAGGTAGAATCTGTTAAGGCTTTCAGCGATATTTATTCTCCCATAGCTGGTGTAGTAATAGGAGTTAATACAAATCTTCCTGATAACTTGGAGGTATTAAATACAGATCCTTATGGAGAAGGTTGGATAGCTAAAATTCAATTGTCTAATATTTTAGATTTAGAAAACCTTTTAAACTATAGGGATTATCAACAACATTGTGAAGAAGAGGAACATTGAAATGAAAAAAAATCCGGTATATTTTTATGTATTAATTCTAGCTTTTGTGGTAGCACTGGCTATACTTTGGCCAAAGACAACCACTAAAAGGTTATTTACTAAGGTCCATCCGGCACGCGAAACAACTCAACCAATGCCTATGCCACTCTATACGCCCCCTTCTAGAGAGGTAGCCTCTTTTGAACATTATGAAGTAAACAAAAAAACTAATCAGATATTATTTTTTACTTCTAATAGTTGTAGACCATGTGCCAAAATGAAAAAATTAGTTTGGCCCGATCCAGCGGTACAAATAGCAGTTGGAGAATATGATGAATCACCAGTAACGGTTAACTCATCTAATCCAGAAGATGAAACTAAATTTAATGATTATCATATTAAATACGTACCGACTATTATTATAGTTGATGAAGAAGGCGAAGAACTTAAACGTTCAACTGGATATATGGATGTTGATCAATTGGTTAACTTTCTCAAGTAGATATATTATGTTGATAGATGAATTTGAAGAAAAAGATAAAAACAAGGAAATAAAAACTAAGGTCTATTTAGAAGAAAACAATAAGAGTATTGTGATCTATCAGTATTTATTTAAAAAAGATAAAGTAGAAGATATCAACTGTATAAGATTACCTATTATGGATTTTGCTCAAATAACAAAAAAAACTCTTGCTTCTTACGTAATGTCTAAATATGGTGATGAACTAAAATGAGAAACCGACTCAAAAATACAATGTGTTACTTGTGTGGTGCTATGGATAGAGTATCAGACGGTGGTGTAGGATGGCGAAACATGATTACACCTGTACTAAGGGACATGGGTGTAGGTGTTCTAGACCCCTGTAACAAACCTACAGATTTTGCTCAAGAAAATAGAAAGTTCAGAGAAAAAATTATTGTACTCAAATTAAATAAACAATTTAATCAAGTAAAGGAATTAATGAAAGATGTAGCAGCAATCGATCTGCGAATGGTAGACATTGCCCACTTTGTTATTATGTATATGGATGTAGATGTTCACATGTGTGGATCGTACCATGAAGCATCGGTAGCTATACAACAAAAGAAACCATTATTAATTGTATGCAAACAGGGCAAAGAGAATGTTCCTAATTGGTTATTTGGAGTGATGCCACATCAGCATATGTTTTCGGATTGGTTAGAATTAATTGGGTATTTAGGAAATGTTCATTCTGGTAGTGATCCCAATCATTACAACAGATGGCGATTTTTTGACTTTGAAAAAGTATATAGGAAATAAAATGTACAAAAAACTAACGCGAGATCAGCAAATCAGTCTTTGTAATAAAATGAATTCTGGAGACAGGCAAGCTAGAGAAGACCTGATTTATAGTTGCTTGCCTTTAGTAATTAATATTGCTAATAAATTTAGATATAATAATAAGCATATTGATTTAGACGATATGGTTCAGGAGGGCAATATAGCTTTAATAAAAGCGATAGAAAACTGGGACGCACATAAGAGTGCTATTACTACAGTGGTTACTTGGTATGTCAGAAATGCCCTTATTAATATGATAACAGATGCACAATATTGTATAAAATATCCTTATACGATGTCTAGAAGGGCGACAGAGGAACTTAGAAAAATCAAAAGTTTAAATTCTAATAATATTGATTATTTGATACAAGAAACAGGGCTGAGTAAAAAAAGAATTAAACAGCTACTTACTGTTTCGCCAAAAGGTTCTTCTAGGCTAAGCATGACAGAAGCTGCAATACGAAAGCGTATAGACCCCGAAGAAGTACAACTTAAACCATGTATTGGAGATCTAATTAATTTAGTAAACGATTATCTTGATGGTGAACAAAAAACCATATTTTGTCAGTGGGCGGGTATAAATAGAAAAAAAATAGGAAAAAAACAAATTGCAAAATCTCTAAATCAAACTGAACAATATGTGTATGATAATATAAAAGGTGCTACTAGAATCTTATCCAGCGCAGCACAGGTGCTACCAAATGCCTAAATTTTATATACAAGACGGTGTTGAACAGACTGTTCTTAGTGCTGATAGTGCATTACAAGCGTGTTTTTTCGCTATTAAATATAGATTTGAAGGTATCCCAATAAACGGTTATTACCTCGTTTCAGAACTTGGTTTTGAAAACCATGAAGACGATACTGTTTTTTCTTCTGATGAAGTTATTTCTGGCTTTTTAGATGTAATGAATAGTTTAAAACCTAAAAAAACCATAAAAAAAAAGCGTAAAAAAGATGATGAGGGGGATTGACTTTGGCCGATTAAGGTATATAATAAAGGAAACTAACGACGAGTACGGTTGTTGAGGACAACTTCATATCAAGGAGATCAGGAATGAAAATTATTGAAAACAACAAGAATGTAGTTCGGTCTGGCGTACAGAGATCAACTGAATGTGGCATGGTTCTCAACGCAAAAACGTTTGAGATGCTGGCACGGCAGTATTCTAATCCTATTAAGGCTATTCTTCAAGAAATTGGCGCGAACGCTGCCGATTCTCATATTCGGGCAGGTATTCCCGAACGATCCTTTGATGTTAAACTTCCTAATGCCCTAGATCCTCATCTCCGTATACGGGATTATGGAGTAGGCATGGGGCGAGAAGTTATCTACAATACTTATATTCACTATATGAAGTCTGATAAAACGGATACGAATAGTGAAACTGGGTGCTTTGGCATTGGTTCTAAAACCCCTCTTGCCTACACAGACTCATTTAATATCAAAACTTACACAGATGGTAAGATGCATTTGTATACTCTAGGGTATAATGAAAATGGTATCCCTGAACTTAATGAATTTGCAGCGCATGATACTGACGAAGAGAATGGAGTTGAAATTTCTTTTTCTGTTCGTCAAGACGACTTCAGAAAGTTTGAAGAAGCAGCAGCAAGGGTATATTCATTTTTTAATACTATTCCAAATGTAACAGGCAATCCATCATTTGAATTTAAAAGGTACAAGAAGGTTTTACAAGGATCTAACTGGTATGTGTATCATACCGATGATAGAGATTGGGATTCGTATGTATTGATGGGCAATATAGCCTATCCTATTACATCTGAAGACTTATCCTTGACATATGGGAGTAAGATGTATGGTATACTTGGTGCAGGTGTTGTGCTTACTATACCTATTGGTAGTGTTAGTATGACTCCATCCCGAGAGTCACTAGAATTTAATCATAAGACAATTGAATTTCTTACACAAGAGCTTAAAAATGTAGGAGAGGAGATAGCGGAACAGGGAAGAAAGCTAATTGATGGTGCAGATAATATGTGGGATGCCCGTCTTATTGTTCGTAGCTTAACTAAGACTCTTGGTTATCGGGCTACTGACTTAGTTAATCTAAATCAATGGCGCGAAGAGAATCTTCCTCATTATGTTAACATGGATGTTTCTGCTAAATTTTTTCATGAACGTGGTAAAGTTAAAAGACGCAATGATCCTCAAAATACTGTGCCTATTGGAGATAAAAGAGTTCTGTTTGTTATTAAAGATATGAATACTAAGTTTGATATTAGATGTCGGTATCTTGTATCCTCTAAAGAAAAGACCGTTTATTTAATTGAAGAATATCGTGATGGAAGTATAGTTCCGTTAAGTAAGTGTAAATCATTGTATGATTATATCAAAAGTCAGGTTGGTTGTTCAGAAGAAGTAGCTAAAGAATTAATTTTTAAAGTAAGCGAACTTGAACACCCAACCCGTAAACGTGCGGCTCACACGGGAGCCGGTAGAAAAACTACTACGACTGTAATGGAGTTTCTTATAAATGGCAGTCAGCGAGATTACGGTAAGAAGAGAGATGCAAGATACTGGAAGCAGGTGGAGATTGATTTGAAGGATGAAGCTGATACTCACTATTATATTGAGTGGAATAATTATGAGTATAGTTCAGAAGGTTATGGGATAGAGTTTCTTTCTCTTATTAGATGTTTAAATCAACTAGGTATTAGTATTCCTGAAATTTATGGTGTAAAGAATGCACAACAAAATAAAATTTCAAAACAATCAAACTGGAAACTCTTTCTACCCCGAGTACAGAAACTAATTAAAGAAAAGTACGACAATGAAGAATTTAAAAACTCTGTCAAACAAAATAAAATTTTGCAGAGGCTTGACATTGCGTCAGATATGCGTACAATTAAAGAGAAGACAACGAAACTGATTGAAGATAAGGATTCTCCATTTAGTAAGTTAATGAATGCAGTCTTTGTTGAGGAGGAAAAAGCCGAAGAGTCCGATAATATGGAGTGGGTTTTAAAGTTGGCGCGACTGGCTCGATTTCCACTAACTTTAGATCAAGGTTCTAAGGAAAATGATGAACTTGATGATCTTGTAAAAGAATGCGAGGAACGTTACGCTCTTATTTTGGAGTTGATTCGCACGCGATGGATTCGAGAGGAGTCGATTGCGAATCAAATTATTGAAACTATTAATGCTTTGGATTTCTATCACAACAACAAGTAAAGGAAAGTAAGATGATTCCGCATATGATCTCAGGCGATGGAAACATTACAATCGTTCTCAAGGGTGAGCAGTTCTATATTAATACTGATGACCCAACCTATGAAAGTGTACTTCAAGCGTTGAAGGACGGCGCGACAGAAGACGAGATGTTTGTTTTGATTGATAAAGTCTCTACGGTGAAACAATATACGCTAGGTAGTGATATTGAAGTTAAGGATGGTTGTATCTTCTTTCAAGGAGAAGCGGTCCACAATACTGTAACAGAACGTATTCTAAGGTTTTTGGAAGAAGGTCTTCCCGTTACGCCCCTTGTTAATTTTCTAGTTAAACTTATGGAGAATCCAAGCTATGCTTCTCGAAATCAATTGTATGATTTTCTGGAGCATAAAAATCTACCTATTACTGAAGATGGAGATTTTCTAGCTTATAAGGCAGTTACGTCCAACTATCTTGATAAGCATAGTCGTACACTTTCCAATCAGGTAGGTGAGACGTTACGTATGGCACGCTGGGGCGTAGACGATGAGCGTGATCATGGATGTTCATCAGGTCTTCACGCTGGTGCGTTAGAGTATGTTCAAAGCTATGGTTGTTTTAGTGATCGAGAAGATTCAGATAAATGTATTATTGTTAAAATTAATCCTGCACATGTGGTTAGTGTTCCCAAGGATTCTTATTGTCAAAAACTTAGAACCTGTGAATATCAGGTATTAAAGGACTATGAAGGTGAGATGGAGCATAATCTTTACACTGACGAAGGAGATGAGTGGGATTATGGTGACGATCCTATGGACGATGTTATAAGTTTAGGAGATGTTATTTCAGATGACGATGCATATCGTTGGAACTGAGCGGGAGTGGTGGAATTGGCAGACACTTAGGACTTAAAATCCTATGCCGTAGCGGCGTGCGGGTTCGAGTCCCGCCTTCCGCAATCGCCCTCGTAGCTCAGGAGACAGAGCAACGGTCTTCTAAACCGTAGGTCGTAGGTGCGATTCCTACCGAGGGTACTGTTGTATTTTCTAATGTAGATTGGTGAACTTTTAAAAAGGAGTTTAAATGTCAGTTATGTTTAGTTTATTGTTTGTTTCAGTTTTAGCTCTTGCAGAGGAAAAGGAAAAGCTGGTTGAGAATCCTAATATCATGGAGATGCATCAAATTGCGAATGAAAAACGTGGTAAGTGTAAGCAATGTAAAAGACCTCCACTGGAATTAGATGAAGAGTGTTGTCAAATGGCACAAGAGTGGGCAAATCATATGGTAAAGGTTGGCAAACGTTATCATGGTAAGAATGATCAGATTATTTCATCTGGCTATAAGGATACGCCAGCCGCTTTTTCAGCATGGATGAATTCTAGCGGTCATCGTGCTTGGATATTGACTCGTAAATGTACCAAAGCTGGATGGGGTTATCAAGTCTCGGAGAAGGGTACGAAGTATTGGGTTGGAGTGTTTCGTTGAAAATTGGAGATTCAGTTACTACTCATGATAATGAAAGCGGAGTGATTGTCAGCAAATGGGCAGGAACTAGATATAGTTGGTGGGTTGATATAACTTTTACTTATGATGAAAAAGAATATACAAGCACCATTCCATATCGTGAGTCAGAATTAACCTTGTTGCAACCAAACTAAGTTTACGGATCTTAAGTGAGTAACAAGTGGGCTCAAACCGAACCTTCCTACATTAAAACCAAGTTTACGATGTTTCTTGAGTGAGTAGGGAGTAGCTGCAAAAACATCTCCTTCCAGTCCTACTAATAGAATATAGGATGTTGCAATGATAAATGATCATGACCTATCAGAAGATGAATACCTTGTACAATTAAAACAATTAATTTCACTACAAGAAGAAAGACAGGAAATGAAAGATATAGACAAACAAATTCAACTGGTAGATATTGAAATTGAAGCAGCAGAACATGCTATTGAGAGAGCGATGGGAATAGTGGAGAAAGAAGAATTGGTTCAGTCTGTCTCTATTCTTCAGCAAGAACGACGTAAATTATTAGACAAATATAATTAAATATACGTTAAAGATTATCTTCCTACAACAAAGTCAAGTAGCGGTCTTGGGCGAGTAGGAAGAGTCGTCAAACCGTTCTTGTTACAACAAAGCTAAGTAAGCGGTCTTAAGTGAGTAACAAGCAACATCAAACCGTCTTCCTACAGCAAAACCAAGTTTATGATGTTTCTTGTGTGAGTAGGGAGCAGTTACAAAAACATCATTTTTAAATTTTAACAGTGCAAATCCAAAATAGTGTGGTATAATGAAATAGCTTGCATCAAGAAAGTAAGTACGGGTCTTATCGAGGTGTGAGGCTGTACAAACCCACTTTCCCTATTAAAACTAAGTTATGTAGTTCTTAGGTGAGGGGAAAGAACGATCAAAACTACACTACCCACAACATACAGCATGTAAGACCTCTTGGCTAAGTGGGGAAAAGATCAAAGGTCGTTTTATAAATCAAACCACAACAGGAGGCAGTGAATGAAGTAGACAACTCAGGAAAGTTTTTGTTTATTTACATTTTGTACAAAATCTGTTTGTAAATCGACAACGTAGTCGTTAAAGATTTTGTCATAAGTTTTAACAAACGAGGAGCATTACTATGACTAATGATTGGATTATCTACAAACGAAATGCTAAGTTCTGGGGTATCGAATTTACAGCCGAGTTTGGATGTGCATTGAAACGCACTAATTCTACGCTTAACCGAATATCTAGACATGTTAGAAAAAGTATTAAGTCAGGCGATATTACTAACGTAACTAAACTAGGTTATGTATCTCTAAGGGATGGAGTGATGATTGATGGTGAGCTAAAACATGAGCTTACCAAAGCACAATTTAAAAACTCCATTCAACATATTTTCGATGCAGACTCAACAAATGAGTCTCTCAAACGAGAATGCGTACTATATGTATTAGAACGATACGCAGGTTATTTCACAAGAAATGGTCAAGGTAAAGTTCCTAACATTTCTTTTAAAGGCAAAGGGTTGTATTACAAAGACAATTTTGTTGCCATTGATCAGAAGGCGAAGTATATCACGCTGCCCACAATTTATGGTGTTTTTAAACTTCGTTATAACTGTTCTTTAAAAGAAGAGTTTGTCACTAAGCCTAAGTTTGGAGGACATTTGATAGTGCGGCAGAAAGCATTTGTTGTTGCTGTAGATGTACCTTTTGTCTTAAAGTATGAAGTAGCAAGCACTCTCAGTTTTGACTTAAACAAAACGGCTGAAGATAACGTTGTTTGTAATGACGGAGAAATTATTCCTAGTTCAGCGTTAATGGTTGATCTTGTCAAAAAAATTAAGAAAATTAATGAAAGTCTTGATGGTGATAAGAAGCTACCAGTTTCTCAACGCAAGTTACGAAGTAAGCAACGACGACCGTTAAGACTAGAGTGGAAAAGACTGCACAAACAGCTTAAAAACGAATGCAGAAAAGTAGCTCTGCGCTTAGTAGAAAAAGCTGAAGAGTCAAAATCGTTGATGTGTATAGACAGTGTAAAAACTGGACAAACAATGGGAACGTTTGGTCAAGATCATATCATTCCAGAACTTCAGAAAGAATGTGAGAATCGTGGCATACCTTTCTACGTTGTGCCGTGCAGAAACACTTCTCGAAGATGTCCTGAGTGTGGACACATTCATGCCGATAACCGTAAAGACACAAAGACATTTAAGTGTGTTAGTTGCGGACATGAGGCTGACGCTCAACTCAATGCAGCGATTAATATTGCACATATTGGTCAAATGTTGTATGATGGTGGAGTTCCTTACGGGAATTATGCCAAGAGAAATGTAGAGAAGTTGATCTCATCATATCAAAAGGAGAGTATTCCCGTCTCTTCCGAGTGATGAGAGGCGTCAAACGGGAAGGGTCAAGGTCTTTCATCGGGCCTTGATCTTCTTCCCTCATTTCAACAAAGTAAGTTATGGTTCTTATCGAGAAATGAGAGAGTGCAAAACTATCTTTCTACAACAAAGCCATGTAGAGGTCTTGAGCGAGTAGGAAGGCAATACAAACCTCCCTTTCTACAATAAAAGTAAGGTAGTGGTCCTTTACTGAGTAGAGAGAGCCTCCAAACCACCTTTCTCCAACAAAACCAAGTTTTGATGCTTCTTGTGTGAGGGGAAAGTGAGAGCAAAAGCATCATTTATGGCATGTCTTAGCCATACTAGATTGTTGCAGTCTAATTTGCCGTAGGATTCATCATGGACAATGCAAAACTAATAGAATACAATCTACAGATTAAAGTTGGATGTCCTAACTGTGATTCAACTTTTGATTTTTTCAACTATGGAATTCCAGAAGAAGTTCCTACATATGTTCTCTGTGAAAATTGCAATATTCCTTTATGTGTAAAACCCTTTGAAATTATTATCAAACCCAAAATCTTTGCACCAACCAGTATAATAAAAGAAGCAAAGAAGGTTGTTAGGTCTTACGGCTTTAAAATAAAACAAATTAATGAAATTTTAAATGACCTTGATACTACAAGTATGACTCTTGAGACGTTAGTCAAAACAATCCTCTCGAAAGTAGATCAAAATGAATACGCTACGACCTAATAAACTATCAGACATTCTTGGGCAAAAATCGGTAATAGAAGTTCTTAATATTAATATTAAAAGCGCAAAGCATAGAAATGACTGCTTACCTCACACTCTTTTCTACGGTCCTCCCGGCACAGGCAAGACTACCCTAGCCACTGCTATGGCTAATGAAATGGGCTGTTCCATTCAAGTAGCTAACGGAGCTAATCTGCGTAGCATTAAAAATCTCATTCCGTATGTTATGAGAATAGAGGAACATTCTATTTTATTTATTGATGAAATACATCGAATGACAAACATAGTAGAAGAATTTCTTTATCCAGTTATGGAAGATTTTAAAGTAGACATGTCTATATCTGGCAAAGAAATGTTAGGAGAAATTATGAGTGTTGACATTCCTAAGTTCACATTAATTGGAGCAACCACAGAATATGGATCTCTTTCTAAACCCTTAATCGATAGATTTGAACATAGACATACTCTCGTGCTATATAATAAAGTAGAGCTTAAACAAATAATAGATTATAATTCTGAAAAATTGAATCTTAAAATGTCCGAAAAAGCATCAAACTTCGTTACCACAGTATCTCGTGGAACCCCCAGAACAGCCAATGCTCTGCTTCAATGGGTAAGAGACTATGGAATCGCCCATGGTCTCGAAACACTCTCAGAAGGCGACGTAGAGGCTGCTATGGCTATGAAAGGAATCGATAGGGAGGGTATGACAAACGTGGATCGTAAGTATCTCAAAGTTTTAAGAAAAAGTGGACAACCCTTGGGAATAAATACAATATGCTCAATTATGGGAAGTGATAGAGAAACAATTGAGGGTATAATTGAACCGTGGTTGTTACGCAATAATAAAATCCTTAAAACATCTAAAGGAAGGGTTGTTGTTTGAATATCTTTGCATTGTCGGTTAATCCAAGGGAAGCGGCGATATGGCATGTTGATAAACATATAGTCAAGATGCCACTGGAAACCGCTCAAATTCTCTGTACGGTACGTCGAAGGTATTATCATGACGAAACCGCTCCGTATAAAGCTACCCATCAGAATCATCCATGCTGTGAGTGGGCATCTAAAAGTGTACAAAATTATGTCTGGTTGTGTATATTAGGAATAGAGTTATGTAAAGAATACACATATCGCTATAACAAAACTCACAAATGTCAAGCAATTATTGAGGAATGCCTAGAGAAAATCCCCAAGAAAATGCAGAACACCGGACGAACACGTTTCGTTCAAGCAATGCCAAATCATTGTAAAATGGACGATTCGGTCTTAGCATATCAAAATTATTATATTAAAGAAAAATCACACCTCGCTGGCTGGCGCAACCGAGAAATCCCTAACTGGTGGTCTACGTGCATACCTATAGAGCAAAAGTAAAAAGAGTTGTTGATGGAGATACCGTAGATTTTGACGTTGATCTTGGATTTCATATAAGTATTAGCATACGCACAAGACTTTTAGGGGTTGATACTCCTGAAAGAGGTCATCAAGATTTTGCAAAAGCGACAAATGTTTTAATAGATTTACTTAGTACACGCACAAATGAGGAAGGCTATATTATGATAAAAACAGAAAAAACAGGTAAATATGGACGATGGTTGGTAGATATAGAAGGAGTCAACGAATCTCTAGCGAAAGTATGGCCCTATGAGTAGTATTACGAAACAAATTCAGACAGTAGAAGATACGTTATATGATGTTGAAATTGCTATGGATGTTGCAACAACCACTAAAGAACAAAATGAGTTAGGTAGGAAAAAAACCAAGCTCACAAAGAAAATTAAGAAATTGCAAAGAAAATTAACTCATGAAAATAGTAGTAGCCTACGATCTTAACAAAACAATAGGAATTGACGGCAAGCTACCATGGCATCTTAGTAAAGATTTTAGATTTTTCCAACAGCTTACGTTACATAAAACCGTCATAATGGGAAGGCATACGTGGGAAAGTTTACCAATTAAACCTTTGCCACATCGAAGTAATATTGTCCTAGCGAACGACAACCATTCTCTTAAAATGCGCCAAGAATATCCAGACATAAGCACCTTTCCTAGTTTAGAAAAGGTTTTACCATATACCGACAAAAACACATTTATTATAGGAGGTAGTCAGGTATATCGAAAGGCACTGGAGATTGATTGTATTGATGAGATATATATAACTCTACTGCCACAGATATATAACGGAGATTGTTTTTTTCCATCGGTTCAAGGGAATTGGATTCTTAAGGAGAGGTGGGAAGAAGATTATTATTACAGATTTAGATTAATAAAGGAGTAACATTATGAAGAAATTGATTTTAGCCCTTAGTATTTTAACCGTATTTGCATGTACAACGGTAGTGTCTGGACAGCTATTCAAGCCATCAAAGCCACTCAAGTCTATACTGGTTACTGAAACAACTGAAACAACTGAAACTACAGATCAGACCATTACGATTATCGAGCAAAGAACAAAATGTGGCTGCGTTCCACTGAGATGTACCTGTGCTATTCTTAAATGTGCTGGTTGCGGACTCGACAACACAGTTCAAATTATTCGGGGTAGACCACTTCGTAGATTGCTCAGACAAATTCAGGAAGACCAACCAGTTCAGCGAGTACGTGGTGGTCTTAGAAATTTACTGGGCTTAGAGCCTGATATTATTATTGTTGAAAGCATTACAGAGGAGCAAGAATCATGAAAACAATGTTTATTTTATTAAGTTGTATTATAATGTGTACTGTAGGAATAAAAAACGCAGAAGGTTGGTGGACGACTCACACTGAATCAATTGGTCCTACTTCTGCGCCCGTGTCACCGTGGGCTCCCAACAAGCCGAATAATGTAATCGTTAAGCGTCCAAATATTGCAGTTACCGAAACAGCCTCTAAATATAAGAAAAATCAACCATATCCTCAACCCAATAGGGGGATTATCAAACGTCCTGTTCCACTGGAAGATAGAAAAACTCTTCCATACCAAGAGCTTCCTTACGTAACGCCATCGTTACTTCGTATTGAAAAAATGCCCTATTACGAAACAATACCCTACAGTCCGTTTATTCCCCACTTTGCCATTAACGATAGAAGTCACTAGATTATGATCAAACTGTATGATTGGGTACAAAGGACAAAAACCCCTTTGGTTGGTAGCGAGCCATTCGACTGATACCCTTGGTCTATTGCACAGGTTGTGCAAATTTATCCAGATAGTATTAATGTGGTTTTTGCGTGTAAGTGTATGACTCATGATGAAACTGGCTGGAAATGCTGGAAGAACGGTGAGTATGAAAAGCTCAATGTAAATACCCTTGAAAACAAATTACAAGAACACACACTACATTGCCCTTATAAAGGAACTACTAATGAAATTAAAACGTGGACAAAAAAGATGCAAGAGTTGCAAAAGTATTAATGCGTCTAGACAACGCATCTGTATCAATTGTAACAAATCATTTCACGTTAAAAACAAACCGATTAAAAATGAAATTAAAGATTGGCAAAATTTAGAACCGGGAGAAGCTTTTAGAGTAGTCAACGGAACTGGTCCCTACTATGTTTTAAACAGAGATTGTGGAGAAGGTCAAATTGGCGATAGACTATTTACAGGAGCAAAGGGACGTTACATTGTTAAAGAAATAACCGATACAGGAATTGATGCTTGGAGTGTGTCTAAATTTGGGACATCTGGATATGCATTTGTTTATATGGGTAAGCCTGATTATTGTGAAAAATTAAATATACATAGGCGACCACATAGAATTGTTAAAATTAATATAAATCGTTAAGGAGAATCACATGGCTGTAACAGCTACTGCTACCCCATCATTAAATATTTCTTACAGTATTGTCGATACCAATACAGATACAAGTTTTACTGAATCGGCAGTCATTGGATATACCACATTAACGTATGATAACGGTACGGGAGTAGGGGAAATTAATGCAGGCGTTTCGACCACTGGTACTTTGCCAAGTGGTGGAACTGGTGTATTTGATTTCAATAATTACACAAAGAATCTATTTAATAGTACTATGACCATGAATTTTGCCTCTAAGGGGTCTGTTGCATCTCCTAGCAATCCTGAATATGGAATCAAAGGTATTATTATAACAAATACGTGGTCTATCACTGGCACCGGTGCTATAGCCACGGCAGATTTTCCATATTTTACCATTGCCGCTACCGGCATAGACGGTTTTAGTGGTTTGTTTAATAGTGAATCTGGTAATATAAAAATTGTACCCACGGGAACTTGGGCTTATATGGATTATATTGGCAAAACGCCTATCTACAATGTAGATACTAACACATATAATAATAAAATCTCTCTAATTGATTCTGGATCGGGAGTGCCATATGAAATATTGGTTGTAGGAGTAACCGGAACAAATTAAGACTATAGGAACGGCAGCTACATGTCTCAGGAATATATCCATCTTGACGATCAAAGCATACAAACTGGTGGAACGAGCTTAACCAGTGTTGCTATTTTGGAAGATAGAATAGATAATATACTATCGTTTTCGTGCAAAGACCTAACTGTCGAGCAAGTCAAACAACATCGCAATAAAATATGGATCATAGGAAATATAACAAATCTATATCGTTTAGATCCTAATCTCATCAAGGAACTCTTCTCACACAATTCCTTTATAAAAATAGAATTTGATTATAATTTCTGTCCTTACAGAGGAGAGATTCCTCATCAAAAATTAGCCAATCAACCGTGCAAGTGTCCGCACGAGATCATTCTCAACCCTGTGATGTCATCGACATACGATCTGATTATCAAAAATGCAAAGCACTGTTTTTTCATGTCAGAGAGACAGAGAGCAACCTATGCAATACATATGCCCCTAATGAGGTTTGATAAAACTTCTGTATTGTCATCTTGTTTTACAAAAGATTCTTTAGATCTTATCGAAATACATGCTCTTAATCATAAAAACGACCAATATGCTATACTGGAGGGATATGGAGGATGGCATAGTCAAGCTAAGGGCGTAACAGAAGCAAAGAATTTTTGTGTTACAAACAATATTCCGTATCAGATCTTACCTAATCAACCATATGAGAATCATATTAAAACTCTTTCTAGATTCAAAGGGCTGGTGTTTATGCCTATTATTGATGATACCTGTCCAAGATGTGTGATTGAAGCCAAATTGCTTGGTCTCGACATTATAACAAATGTAAATTCTCAACATACTACAGAAGGTTGGTGGAATTCTACAAGAGAGGATATAAAAACATACTTAGAACATAGACCCAAACACTTTTGGAGCGTGTTAGATGAAAATTGCCATATTGATGCCAGCTAGAAATTCTGCGAAGACTATAAAAAAATCTCTAGACTCCATTGTTGGCCAAACCTTTTTTCAGAACCCGAATAATACTTACGATATATATTTAATTGACAATATGTCGGATGATGAACTGGGCAGTGAAAGTACTGCTAGAGAATATTTACGAGATTATAAAAACATAATTTATATGCAGTGTGAGATATTAGGTATTGGGCCACCATTAAACATGGGTATTTTTTCCATAATGCAAGACAATGAGATAGAATATATCTTTAGGTTAGATCCTGATGATATATGGCTTCTAGATAAAGTACAGCTTCAAGCAGAGTTTCTATCTAACAATAAAGACATAGACATTTGTGGAACAGGTATGAATTTTGTAGATTTAAATGGTCATTTTATACAGAAGATACTTTACTGGGAAAAGGACACAGATATAAAACAAGCATTACTCAATGGTTGTAATCCTATTGCACATCCTTCGGTTGCATATAAGAAAAAAATATTTTTGTTTTGTGGAGGATATAATCAATTCTATGAAGGTGCTGAAGATTTAGACTTATGGATTAGATGTAGTAAGAAGTTTAAGTTTTATAATATTCAAAAGCCATTAGTAAACTATTCGTTTAATCCTAAGTCTCAGACAGATCGTAAGAAACAAGCTGAAAAACTACATAGTAAAATGATTAGCTGGTATGAATAACTTTGTGACTGTCAGGACTGAGGGAGGGCTAGGGAATATACTGTTCCAAGTTGCCACAGGATATTCTTATGCTAAAAGAACTAATAAAGACTTTATATTATTTGATGCTCTAAATACAATGTCAAGCCATGAACATATGGTAAGTTTTTATAACAATCTATTTCGAAACATATCAAGAAACTCACAGCCTCTATCATCTACTGTTAATATATATAGAGAACCAAGTTTTCAATATAATACAATTCCTATAATAGATGACAGTGTCTTACTAGATGGCTATTATCAATCGGAGAAGTACTTTCACGATTACCGACAAGAACTGTTTGAGCTTTTTGATATACCTCAAAATACACAGGGCGTCAAGGCTTGTTCAATACACATCAGAAGGGGAGACTATTTACAAAAAGCAAATTTCCATTCTGTATTAGATATGGATTATTATAATAGAGCGATGGGTATTATAAATGCCGATAAATACATCATAGTTTCAGATGATATAAACTGGTGTTTTGAACAATTTAAAGGTAGTCAATTTGATTTTTCTAATCATACATCAACCTATCAAGACTTAATATTGATGAGTAATTGTGCTGATAATATCATTGCTAATTCAAGCTTTAGTTGGTGGGGTGCTTGGATGAATAGAAATATTAATAAAAGAGTTGTTGCTCCAGCTAAATGGTTTGGAAGTTTGGGTCCGTCAAAACATGATTTATACGTATCAGATTGGATAATAATATGAGCGTGTTAATACTAGGAAAGGGATATATAGGAACCTTGGTGTCGCAAGAACTAGGATGTCAGATTAAATCTCAAAAAGAATTAGAATATACAGTTGCAGAAAACTTAACCGATTATCTAAATAAGAACAATATTACTTGGGTAGTCAACTGTTTTGGTTTTACAGGAAATCCCAATGTTGATCAGTGTGAACAGAACATAGATTATAAAATAAAAACATGGGAGTATAACGTGCAGGTTCCTTTAATGTTGGCGACCGTTTGTAAACAATTATCTATTAACTTTGTCAACATCAGCTCTGGATGTATTTATAATGGTTATGAGAAAGATTTTACAGAAGATGATCCATCAAATTTTGGTGTGTGGAATAAAGAATCTAGTTATTATTCAAAATCAAAACATGCTTGTGAATTAAATTTAACAAATTTTGATTGTTATCAGTTAAGGATAAGAATACCATTTTGTTCCAGAAATGAACGTAAAAACTATCTATCTAAATTATATAATTTTACTAAGGTAATCCCAGACAATAACTCGATCACTAATGTCTACGATTTAAGTCAATTTATAAAACGGTTGATACATAAAAAACCAGAAGCTGGTATTTATAATGTAGTAAATGAAGGTAAAACAAATGGAGTAGAGGTTAAGTCTATGTTGGGATTTTACGAAACAGATATCGTATCAGAATCCTATCTTAATTTAAACTGTAAAAGATCAAACTGTGTCCTATCTACACAAAAAATAACGCGATTAGGATTACAACTACCCCCAGTCGAAGAAAGTTTAGAACGAGATATAGCACAGTTTTTTATAAATAGGTCTTGAAAACATGAATCAACAAGTTTTAATAACTGGTGGTAGTGGTTTCATTGGTACAAACCTATCGCAATACTTACTTGAAAATACCAACTATAATATTGTTTGCCTTGACAAAAAAAAAGAAGATATAGGTGACACTAGACGATTGCGTTTTGTTTCTCATGATCTTAGGTTTGAATTTAACAAAGGCATTACTAAAAAAATTGGGCCAGTTCACTACATTATTCATTTAGGCGGCACTTCAAATGTAGATCTTAGTATTGAAGATCCTATGAATACTATATTAAAGAATATTGTTGGTACTGCAAACACTCTGAATTATGCTAGGTCTTCTTGCAATCAACTCAAATTGTTTATATTTCTTAGCACAGCGGAAGTTTTTGGAACAGATGTAAATAAATATTTTAAAGAAACAGATAGATTTAATCCTTTAAATCCGTATGCTGCAACCAAAGCTAGTGCAGAATGTTTATGCTCGTCTTTCGCACATACGTATAACATACCACTAGTTCTCTGCAAAACATCTAATATTTATGGGCCGCACCATTCATCTAAACGTTATATTTCGGTTGTAATTGATAAAATCCTAAAGGGAGAAGAGATCTCAATTTATTGTGATGTTGATGACAGTGAGGTATCCAGTAGACAATATTTATATTCTGAAGATATTTGCAATGCGTTTTTATTTTTAATGTTAAATGGTCAAGCAGGAGAAAGTTATAATATAGCATCAGAAAAATCTATCTCTAATGTAGACTTGGCATTAACAGTGTCAAGTATTATGAAACAACCTGTAAATTATAAAAAGGTTTATAGCAATCCTTCATGTCGATACAAATCAAAACACTTACTATGTACAGATAAAATAAGGTCTCTAGGCTGGAAAGAAAATTACTCTTTAGAAGAGGGGCTTAAAAAAACTATAAACTGGTATAGCGAACACAAAACTAGCTAGGGAAAGACATTCTATGAATAGAAAAGAAAAAATTTTTAAGTTTTTGAATGATCTTGAAATTGAAGAAGCTAAACAGCTTCCTCAGTTTTGTCATAACATTAATAA